TCCTCAAAAATTCTCCGAAGTGATATTTTTGAAAAACATTCTCGGGCAAAAGTCTCCAGAAGTAGGCAACAAACAATGGAAAGGATCTGGATATTATGCAAAACCCCATGTACGGAATGCCAAATTACTCTTTTCAGTCGCCTTTTGGCAACGGAATGAACACAAGTTATCAGAACCAGCAACTGCCGCATTATGATATTGTGAAAGTTAACGGCAGAAACGGAGCTGAAGCCTTTCAAATGGGTCCGAACAGTCAGGTTTTACTGCTTGACGAAACGGCTCCGGTGCTTTGGCTGGCTTCAACGGATGGTGCTGGGTACAAAACAGTAAGTGCATTCGATATTTCTCCGCATCAAGATCAGCAGCAGACAATGCTCTCATCTATTGAGCAGAGATTAGCTAGATTGGAGGAGTATATTTATGAACCAAGTGAATCCGGTTCTCGCGATGCTAAGCAACGCAACCCAAAACAGCGGAACAATGGCCAGCAGCAATCCAATGCAAATGATGGCTCAGTTCGCTGAATTCAAGAAAACGATGCAGGGCAAGAACCCAGAAGCTATTGTAAAGCAAATGCTCGCAAATGGCCAAATGTCTCAGGCTCAGTTTGAGCAATTGAAACAGCAGGCTTCACTGATGCAGGCATTTTTTAAGTAGGTGTTAGCGAGGTAGTGCGCAGACCTCTATGACATATATTCTATGAAAGAAGGTACATTTATGGAAAACACGTACTCTCTGTCCGATATTGCGGCTGCGTCCAAGAACAACGATTACGACGGTTTTGGCGGTGGCGCATGGTGGATCATTATTCTGTTTCTGTTCATGTTCGGAATGGGCGGCTGGAATAATCGAAATGCCAACGGTAACGGCGATCCGGTAACCGAAGCCGGACTGTGCAGTGCCATGAACTTCAATGATCTGCAGAATCAGGTTGGACGACTGAGTGATCAGAACCAGCAGCAGACTCAGATCCTTGGTAACGGTATTTGCAATCTTGGCTATGAGATGCAGAGAAATGTAGGTCAGCTTGGCAAGGAAGTGGCTTTGAGCCAGGCAAATCTTGCTCAGCAGGTATCCTCTGCTCAGTCTGATCTGTCTTCTCAGATGGCTCAGTGTTGCTGTACAACACAGCGAGCTATCGACGGTGTAAACTATAATCAGGCTATCAACACAGCCTCGATCAACGCCAACATCGATGCTAAGTTCGCAGCAATGGAGAAGAACCAGCTGGAGCAGACAATCGCGGCACAGCAGGCTCAGATTTCCCAGCTGCAGTTGGCTCAGCAGATGAACAACGTCGTACGGTATCCGAACGGTTTTACCTACAACGCTGGCATGTCTCCGTTCTGCGGAGGTTGCTGCTCTGGTTGTTAAGGAGGGGATATGAATGTGTAACAATTGTGGTTGCAACGTAAGATCCTGTTCTACAACCTACACCAACAGCAATCAGACTGTAACAGACGCAGTTACAACTTTGTCAATCCTTGGCGGAGAGGTAACCTCGACAGGCAAGTGTATCAATGCGCAGTCCAGTGGGTTCAATGTTAAGGCTTCCGGTTTGTATCGGATTGGTTTTGACGTTACGCTTAATCCCACAGCTGCTGGCACTGCGGTAATCCAGATGACTAAAGATGGAGTTGCAATGCCTGAGGCCGTAGCAACAGTTACGACCGTAGCTAATGCTCTTGCCACTGTGCATATTGAGACAACAAGATATATTGCTGTTCCGTGTTATGTCAACAGTCCGGCTTATGGCGTAACTTCTTCCGGTGTTGCCGGAACAGTCACACACGTAGCAGGCTATGCTGTTAAACTTGACTAAAACAAAATGAAAAGCAAGGCAGAGCTTTAATCTGTCTAAGTACACGTTAACCGCGTGTACTTTATCGAGTGTGCAAGTATCCTATAGGCATTTACGATCTCCTTTGCCATTGGGTTGCCTCCAAAAACCGATTCTTCGGGACTCCTTTCCATTGCGTAAGATGTATACCTCCAAAAATTACATTTAACCAAGCGTAAGGATATTTGCACACTGAATAAAGTACACGCGATAGCGAGAGAAAGTTGTGAGATCATATGAGTGAAACTAGAAAACGAAGAACCGCAATGTCCGTAGAAGCAAGAGAGAATCAGATGATTGCACTCGCGGTTGATCTAGCTGAAAAACAGCTCATGGAAGGAACGGCCTCGTCTCAAGTTATCACGCATTATCTTAAACTTGGCTCGACCAAAGAACGTCTCGAAAAAGAAATGATGGAAGAGCAAAAGAAATTGCTTAAGGCTAAGACGGAGGCGCTCGAGTCAGCTGCCGAAATTAAGGAATTGTATGAAAACGCGTTGAGCGCTATGAGGGAATACTCAGGTCGCGGTGGAGACGAGCAATGAAAACATATCGCGAGCTCATCACTCTCCCGTCGTTTAAGGAGCGACTAGAGTATCTAAGAACCAATAGTAAAGTGTCTTACGAGACGTTTGGCGTAGAGCGGTACGTTAATCAAGAACTCTATCGTTCCCGTCAATGGAAACTTACAAGACAGAAAGTAATTGTTCGGGATATGGGTTGCGATTTGGGTGTGGACGGCTATATAATTTACGAGAGGCCGATTATTCACCATATCGTCCCAATTACCATAGACGATATCGAAGAGGGCTCTGACAAGCTATTCGATTTGGACAATTTAATATTAACGTGTTTTCATACGCACAACATAATACATTACGGAACAGACAATAAACTCAGTATCCCCAATGGTGAAAGAAAACCTGGAGATACATGTCTCTGGAAGTGATAAGATGAAGAAAGCTAAGATCGTCGGATGCAAAGTCATGTCACTCCGAGCTGATCCGTCCGATACCGAGTTGTCTGATGTAACATGCGGCGAAATCAAAATGAATGAAACCGTAGAAGTTAATACTGATGACGAAGTTTGGAGCTGGGATGATAAACACTTCTTCAAAGTAGTTTCAGAGCACGGTTTGAAAGGCTATGCTAATTCCGACTGTCTCCAGTTTAACGGAGGTAACAGTCGTGGACAGCATTCTAAGAACAATTAAGAAAATGATAGGTGGAGTCGAGGACGACGATTTCACTGGTTTCGACACAGATCTGATCGTCCATATAAATTCGGCATTACGAATCCTAAATCAACTCGGTGTAGGCGCTAATGGATTCAATATTACGGGATTGGATGAAACCTGGAATGATTTTCTTGGCAAAGACGAGGCCATCCTTAGCGAAGTTAAGACGTATATTTACTTGAAAGTCAAACTAGTTTTCGATCCCCCGTCCAATTCATTTACGCAACAGTCTATGAAAGACGAAATTAAGGAGCTGGAATGGAGAATGAATGTCGAAGTTGATCCTAGATTGGAGGAAGTAGATGAGCCCTGAAATGAGATCTGTAATTGTCGCTGTGATCACGGCATTAACATCTTCGGGAGTATTGTCGTTCGTTCAATTTTTGATTAACAGAAAAGACAAAAAGAAAAGTAACGAACTCGTCTCATCCAAAATGTTGCTTGGACTTGGCCATTATCAGATTATGGTTTTGACAGACAAATGCATTCGCAGAGGCGCAATCACTCTCAGAGAAAAACAAACTTTAGAGTATCTGTATCGTCCTTATCGAGAGATGGGAGGAAATGGTGATTGTGAAATAGGCTACAACGCCTGTGCACAATTGCGAATCGTCGGTCCAGAAGAAGCTGCAGACATGGACGAGAAGAATAGTGAAAGAGGGTGAAACCATGTCCAACAAAGTATACGACATTCTCAAATGGATTGCTCTCGTAGTATTCCCAGCAATCGCCACTCTGTTCTCTGCCATTTCTATGATCTGGGGAATTCCATATGGTGAGCAGATCACCAGCACAATCATTGCAATCGATACTGCCCTCGGCGCAATCCTTGGCGTATCTTCGATCAAGTATGTGAAGAAGGTAGGTGATTCAAAATGGCAGAATACTACGGAATCCACTACGACTCAGTAATCGAACACCACGGAATTAAAGGCCAAAAGTGGGGTGTTAGACGGTATCAGAATGAAGACGGTACATTGACTCCACTCGGACGTAAAAAGCTTGGTAGACTTGAGCGAAAAGTAACTAAATTGGGAGATATGGTCAAGCAGTCCAGAAGTCGTTATATGACCCTCGCTAAGAAAAAGAAAAATGGAACTGCGACGAGTAAAGAGCTTAGAGAGTATGCAGCGTTATCCTCTTCTTTAAGAAAAACATCTTCTAAGTTTAAAAAAGCTTCAGCTAAGTTCGACGTCAGGAAGCAAAGACTCGAAGAAACAAAGCAAAAAGTCAAAACTACTGAAGAATTAGTAAAAAGCGGAACTAAAGAAGAAATCCTAGGCCGAAGCGGAGAATTAACGACACAACAGCTACAGGAGGCTTTCACTAGACTGAATACCAGAGCTCAGATTGAAAGACTTGATTCTAACACAAAGTCTAAAGGAGCTAAATTCGTAGACAAACTAGCCTCGACCGCGAATACATTAACTTCAGTGTATGACTCCGTTCAAAAAATTACCAAAGTTACAAACGCTATCGGCCTGACTGATATCAAGCTTGGCCAAAAGAAAGATGACGGAGTGTCGAAATTCATAAACACAGCATCGGCTTCAGAACTCTGGAAGATGCGAAGTAAATTGACTCCGGATCAGAAGAAAAAGGCAGTGGAACGTTTAAATTTTGAAGCTAAATTAAAGAATCTGGCCGATGCGCAGAAGGCGGAAGAAGCGCAAGCGGAAGAAGCGCAAGCGGAAAAAGAAAAAGCAGATGCTAAGGCTAAAAAGAAACGGTGATTCAAAATGGCAGAATACTACGGAATCCACTACGACTCAGTAATCGTATCGATAAGGAGTAACAAATGTCACTAAGTAACACAGCAACGCCTCGCTATTATGGGGAATTTCGTAAAGCCGTGTTACGCGGTGAGATCCCTGTTAACCGAGAAATCTCTATGCAAATGAATCGCATAGATGATAACATCGCCAATCCGAATTTCTACTACGACGACCAAGCAGTTGAGGGTTACATTAAGTTTTGTGAAAACGAATTGACTCTAACGGACGGATCTCCGATGAGGCTACTTGACACGTTTAAGCTTTGGGCTGAAGATGTTTACGGGTGGTATTATTTTGTCGAGAGAAGTGTCTATGAGCCGAGCGAAGATCATCAAGGCGGTCATTACGTAACCAAGCGTATCAAGAAACGTCTCATCAATAAGCAGTATCTGATTATTGCTCGTGGCGCGGCTAAGTCAGTTTATGATGAAACTCATCAGGCCTATCAGCTTACGGTCAACACTCAAACTACGTCACAGATCACAACAGCCCCGACAATGAGACAGGCGGATGAAGTAATGGCGCCATTCAGGACTGCTATTACAAGAGCACCAGGACCTCTGTTTAAATTCTATACTCAGGGATCAGTGCACAATACTCGTTCTCCGGAGGGCGTAAAACTTGCGGCCACGAAGAAAGGTATTGAAAATCTGTTTACTAATAGTCTTCTTGAAGTCAAGCCAATGTCAATTGACAAGCTTCAGGGCATTCGCTGTATACTTGCAACCGTTGACGAATGGCTCTCTGGTGACATTCGAGAAGATGTCGTTGAAGCAATCGAACAGGGTGCCTCTAAGAATGAGGACTATTTGATCGTAGCATCGAGCTCGGAGGGTACAGTTCGAAATGGACCTGGCGATTCAATCAAAATGGAATTGATGAAGATTCTTAAAGGTGAATACGTCAATCCGCATGTGTCTATCTGGTGGTATAAGCTGGACGACGTGAAAGAAGTAGCCGATCCTGCTATGTGGGTAAAAGCCAACCCGAATTTAGGCAAGACTGTAACATACGAGGTCTATCAGCAAGCAGTCGAAAAAGCCGAGCAGAATCCATCTGCCAGAAATGATATCTTGGCAAAGCGTTTTGGATTGCCCATGGAGGGTTATACATATTTCTTCACCTATGAGGAAACCTTGCCAACACGAAAAAGATCTTACTGGGGCATGCCTTGTTCTCTGGGAGCCGATCTATCCCAAGGCGATGACTTTTGTGCATTCACGTTTTTATTTCCGTTACCAGATGGTACGTTTGCATGCAAGGTGCGAAGCTACATAACAGAGCGTACGTTGTTCAAACTCCCTCTGGCGATGAGAGCAAAGTACGAGGAATTCATGAAAGAAGGAACACTGGTGGTTATGAACGGATCAGTGTTGGACATTGACAACGTCTTCGACGATCTCGATCGACATATACGTTCATGCAGTTACGAGATTCGTAGCTTTGGTTACGACCCGTATAATGCACAGTATTTTGTAGAGCGTTGGTGCAAGGAAAACAGCCCATATGGTGTTGAGAAAGTAATCCAGGGTGCTAAAACAGAAAGTGTTCCGCTTGGCGAGATTAAGAAAATGGCTGAGGATCAATGCTTGCTTCATGACGAAAGTCTCATGACATACTGCATGGGTAATTGTATCACGCTTGAAGATACAAACGGAAATCGTAAGCTTTTAAAGAAACGCTACGAGCAAAAGATCGATAACGTATCAGCATTGATAGATGCGTTTGTCGCCTTTAAGATCCATAAAGATAGTTTTGAATGAATGGCGGTGATAAATAATCAAAATGGCAGAATACTACGGAATCCACTACGACTCAGTAATCGAACACCACGGAATTAAAGGCCAAAAGTGGGGTGTTAGACGGTATCAGAATGAAGACGGAACACTTACTCCTGAAGGTAAGAAACGGCTTTTGGGATATAAGTACTACGTCAAGAATATGGGCCGCGATACTACAATAAAAAAAGAAACTAAAGCTACTCGTGTTTTACAATTACCGTATAGAAGTTTTCAATTTCTAGGACCTGATTACGGTGGAACTTATGAAAAAGCCAATAAAGCCCTCAAAAAGAAAATAGAATCGGACGACGCATTAGAACAAAAATACTTGTCGGTGAAGAAAAAAACTAAAGATGACAGTGTCGACGGGACCAAATTTTATGCCGAGTGGCTGTCTGAGTCCCTAGAAAGTCCGAATCGAATAGTTGTTAGCTCTTACAAATTCAAAAGAGACGCTAAGGTCGCCTCGGGAAAAAAAGTCCTTGACGAACTGATTAAACAGGTTGGGAATGAACGAATCAAGGACATAATCGACAGCGATATGCCGTCAGTTCGCGAACTGACATTGCAGTATACGAGGGATAAAGCCTTATTCAATTCAGTGAATACGAAACTAAAAGCGCAAGGATACGACGCGGTTCAAGATATTAACGATACGACTACTGATATGCCAGTCATTACATTGACACGTGATATAATCGGAGCTCCTATAAAAATTGAAAAAGGACGAGACTTTATCGAGAAGAACTTTGGATTTACATATCATGAAAAGGATCCGGATTTCGATTACGGTGATGAAGATTATGCAAATATGAAACTTCCGAAAATAAAATAAGGAGGGTCTCTATGGGCTTAGGAAAGAGACTGTGGAATGCTTTCTTTAGCAGAGATCCCACAGATGAATACAAAAAACTTGACGCTAGCACGGGCTCGATCGTGTCTTCGTCAAAACCAGATAGAACACGTCGCTTCATTAGCAACGAACGTTCTATCATCATGTCAATTTACAATCGAATCGCACTTGATGTCGCATCAATCAAAATGGAACACGTCAAGGTAGACGTAAACGGTAATTTCGTTGAGACCATAACTGACAGCTTAAACGATTGTCTAACCTTATCCCCCAATAAGGACCAGACTTATCGAGCCTTTGTTCAGGATATGGTAATGTCTATGTGCGACGAAGGATGCGTCGCTGTAGTTCCGTATGAAAGTGACGTCGATCCAAATACCAACGATTCGTATAACATTTACAGTATGCGTGTTGGACGTGTGGTGCAATGGTCCGCAGATTATGTGACAGTGGATATTTACGATGATCGAAGCTGTCAGCATAAGAATTTGCGCGTTGCAAAGAAATGTTGTGTTCTTCTTGAAAATCCGTTTTATTCGGTTATGAACGAGCCGAATGGTATTCTTAAACGGCTGATTCGAAAATTGAATTTGTTGGATGCCATCGATGAGCAGTCTGGATCGAGTAAGTTGGATTTGATCATTCAGCTTCCATACACAATCAAGACCAAAGCTCAGGAGCAGCAGGCTAATCGCCGTAAGCAAATGATCGAGGATCAGCTCGCTAACTCGAAATATGGAATCGCATATACTGACGGCACCGAGCGAGTCATTCAGCTTAACCGCTCTCTCGAGAATAATCTCATGTCCCAGATTGAGTATTTGACGAATATGCTATTCGGGCAGCTTGGAATGGACAAAACGATTTTCGACGGAACGGCAAACGAGCAGACCATGCTTAATTACTATAACCGTGTTATTGAACCTTTTCTCTCAGTCATCACGATCGAGATGAAACGCAAGTGGCTGACCAAGACCGCTAGGACTCAAGGACATTCCATCGAGTTCTTCAGAGATCCGTTTAAGCTCGTGCCTACTACACAGCTTGCAGATCTGGCAGACCGATTTACTCGAAACGAAATCCTGTCTTCGAACGAGTTCAGAGCTATCATCGGCTATAAGCCCAGTTCTGAGCCTAGAGCCGACGAACTGGTCAATAAGAACATTGCAAATAATGGAGAGGCTGGAACGACGGTTGGTGGAGCTGATGCGGTTAACAATGTGCTTGAGCAACTTCAAAATGACATCGACGGAATTCTGAGCGGTGAGGAAACGGGTGATAACGATGCCGAATGACGATGAGATTTATCATTACGCTTCGAAATATTACGATCCAATCAAAGCGCATGAGTATTATATGCAGAGACGTGTGCTTAAAGGACGAGCATCCGGAGTTAAAAACTCCACTCTATCATCCAGCAGTTTGCAGAATCCGTTATCTGGGAAGAAGCGCACCGTGACTGAGACACAGCGCTACGAGATGAAAGCCCGGGCTGAAGAATTACGAAAAGAAATAGCTGAATCTATTTCTAAACGTATAAAACGTCTTAGCGACGAAGACAAGAAACGAGTCGGCGATGAGATAAAAAACCTCATTGATCAAGCAAAAGAAGAATATAACAGAAATAGAATGTAGGTGATTCAAAATGGCAGAAGATTTTGCTAAATACGACTTTGGCGGCTATGCGACTCGAAACGATCGCAGATGCTCCGATGGCATAACAATTCGTCATGGTGCTTTTAAAGACTGTGACGGAGAGGTAGTACCTATGGTTTGGGCTCACCAACATAAAGAGCCTACGAATGTACTGGGTAAGTGTCTGCTTGAAAATAGAGCTGATGGTGTCTATGCTTACGGCCTATTCAACGACACAGAAAACGGCGAGTACGCCAAGCAGCTGGTAAAGCACGGAGATATCAACGGACTGTCCATTTGGGCTAATCATGTCAAGAAAGTTGGTTCAGATGTAGTTCATGGTGCGATTCGTGAAGTCAGTCTGGTCTTGGCTGGTGCAAATCCCGGAGCATATATTGACGAAGTCGTAGCACACGACGATGTTGATAACGAAACAAACGAAGCTTTCATCTACAGCGAGCCTTATGCTATCGATCTGGATCCGGATGGTCCAATTATTCATGGCGACGTTGCGAACGCTAACAACACGAAGGAGGAAAAAGCTGTGGCTGATTCTAAGAATAAGAAGACTATTCAGGATATAATCGACTCCATGACCGAAGAACAGAAAGACGTTCTGTATTACATGGTCGGCGAGGCCCTTGGCGGCGACAAGAACAATACCAATAAGGAGGATAAAGACGTGAAGCACAACATGTTTGACGCAGAAAACAATTCCGAGGAGTTTGTACTTTCTCACGACGATATGAACGAAATCTTCGCAGATGCAAAGCGACTGGGTTCCCTGAAGGAATCTGTTCTGTCCCATGCAGATCAGTACGGTGTCAAAGACATCAACATGCTGTTCCCGGATGCTAAGGCAATCAGCGACTCCCCGGATTTCATCAAGCGTGAGACCGAATGGGTAAGCACTCTGATGGGCGCTACAAAGCACGCTCCGTTTACCCGTATCAAGTCAATCCACGCAAACATTACTGCCGATGAAGCTCGGGCAAAGGGTTACATCAAGGGTAAGAAGAAGATGGAAGAAGTTATCGCTCTGCTGAAGCGTTCTACCGATCCGCAGACCATTTACAAAAAGCAGAAGCTGGATCGCGACGATATGCTGGACATCACCGACTTCAACGTGGTCGCTTGGCTGAAGGGCGAAATGCGTATTATGCTGGACGAGGAAATTGCCCGTGCGGTCCTCGTTGGCGATGGTCGTAGCTCCGTAGCTGAAGACAAGGTATCTGAAGATCATATTCGTCCGATTTGGACTGACAGTGACGTATATACTGTAAAGGCTCGTGCTCAGTATGCTGAAGCAACTACCGAGTCTGAGCGTGCTAAGGATCTGATCAAGCGAGTTGTAAAGGCTCGTAAGGAATACAAGGGTTCTGGTAATCCGACATTTTGGACTACAGAAGATGTACTGACCGAAATGCTTCTGCTGGAAGACACAACTGGCAGAAAGCTGTACGATTCTATTGCCGACCTAGCAACTGCTATGCGCGTTTCCAAGATCGTTACGGTACCGGTGATGGAAGGCATGAAGCATAAGGTCAAGGACGAGTCCCTCGGCGATACTAAGGAAGAAGATTATTCTCTGGATGGTATCCTGGTAAATCCGATCGACTACACCATCGGTACAGACGCTGGCGGTCAGGTGACCATGTTCGACGACTTCGATATCGACTACAATCAGCAGAAGTATCTGATTGAAACCCGTATCTCTGGTGCCCTGACCAAGCCGTACTCTGCAATCAGCTTCGAGCACAGAGTAGCTACTGCAGGCTAAGAACGAATTTAACGGAAGGAAATCAAAATGGCAAAATTCTACGGAATTATAGGATTTGCGGTTAGTGAAGAAACCAGACCTGGCGTGTGGACAGAAAGTGTTAAGGAGCGTACGTATCGAGGAGACCTTACACGAACCGCCAGTCGATGGGAAGGAACCGAAACGCTGAATGATAACGTAAACATTACGAATCAGATCTCTATCGTTGCAGATCCTTTTGCCTATGAGCATTTCTCAGCTATCCGTTACATTAAATTTCTCGGAGCTTATTGGAAAGTCAATAATATTGATATTTCCTATCCGAGATTAAATCTGACGGTTGGAGGTGTGTATAATGGACCGACGGCTTAAATTGCACGAGGAATTGTGCAATATCCTTGGGAGTCAAAACGTCTATTTTCAGCCTCCTGAGTCAGTAAAACTCAAGTATCCATGTATTATCTATGACAGAGCTCATGGAGACACACAATTCGCCGATGATCGACCTTATACATTTAAAATGAGCTACGACTTAACCCTCGTAGACGCAGATCCCGATAGCAATCTGATCGAGGACATAGCGTCGCACTTCTCAATGTGTGTGCACGATAATCATTTCACGATGGATAATCTCAATCACGACGTATTCAGAATTTATTATTAAAAGGAGGAAATAGTCTAATGGCTAAGATCACATGGGATCAGACTGGTGACCGTCTGTACGAAACCGGTGATAAGATGGGTGTCCTGTATCCGGGTTTTACTCCTGCAAAGGGCGAGACCCCGGCAAAATATGGAATCGGTGTTGCATGGAACGGTCTGACCGCTGTAACTGAATCTCCATCTGGCGCGGAAGAGACCGCACTGTACGCTGATGACATCAAGTACTTATCTCTGCGTTCTGCGGAAGAGTTCGGCTTTACTATTGAAGCGTACACTTATCCGGATGAATGGGCTGAATGCGATGGTTCTGCTTCTGTAGCAGACGGTGTAGTAATCGGTCAGCAGAAGAGAAAGATGTTCGGCTTCTGCTACAGAACTGTTTTGGGTAATGATGTAGATGGTAACGACTATGGCTACAAGCTGCATCTTATCTACGGCGCAACCGCTTCTCCGTCCGAGAGAGGCTATGCTACAGTAAATGACTCCCCTGAGGCAATTACGTTCTCTTGGGAATGCTCTACTAATCCGGTAGAAGTGGCTGGCTACAAGGCCATCGCAACAATCACCATCGACAGCACCAAGGCTGACAAGGCTAAACTTGCTAAGCTGGAAGAAAAGCTGTACGGAACAGAAGGCTCTGGCGCGAATACAGGTACAGATCCGCAACTGCCGCTGCCTGCTGAAGTCATAGCCATGTTCGCTGAATAAAATCAAAATGGCATGAATCCATTACGGGGTTTCTAGTGTACGGTCAGACTAGAGTAATTGGCACCTAAGATCCACCCCCGAGTAAAAGGAGTTTTCTATGAAGATTATTGCAACACTTGCCGATATGATCGACGACGAAGTCAGCGGTGCTAAAGAGTATATTTGCTGGGCATGCAAGACGAAAGAAAAAGATCCTACTTTGTCTAAAACTTTCTATGAATTGTCTAAGGTAGAGATGGGTCACATGGATATTCTGCATTCTCAGGTAACAAGGTTAATCGAAGAAGAAAGAGCCAAGAATAACGAGCCGAACGAGTCAATGATGGCGATGTATGAACTTCTGCATAAGAAGCATATCGAATGCGCTGCCCAGGTAAAGCTCATGCAAGATGAATACTCCAGAAAGTGAGGTTTATAAATGAACTTCGTAAACGCATACCTGACTCACAACAGACCAGGTAACAAAAGAAGAAGAACTACAGCCATCGCAATCCATTGGGTCGCTAATCCAGGAACAAGTGCAATGGCAAATCGCAATTACTTCAACAATACAGACCGCTCGGTAAGTTCGAATTATATTATTGGACTCACTGGCGAAATTGTAAGATGCATCCCACATGGCGAAGAAAGCTGGTGCACCAATCAGGCAAATCCGTATACTGTAAGCATTGAGTGCTGTCATCCAGATTGGACTGGTAAATTCAATACTGCTACGTACAATGCGGCAGTAGAACTGTGCGCCGAATTGTGCAAGATCTACGGTCTGAATCCGACGAATGGTGGACTTATTCGCCACTACGACGTTACTAAGAAAGTATGTCCGAAGTGGTTTGTACCAGCGAGCGCTGGCGGAACTGACACCAATGACGAACAGCATTGGAAGAAGTTTAAGAACGACGTTGCGGCTAAAATGGGAAAGAAGACAACCACATCGAATTCTTCGACCGTAAAGCCGTCTATCACCGTTGAGCAGGCCGCTAAGAATGTAATCGCTGGTAAGTACGGAAATGGCGAGGATCGAAAGAAGCGGATCGCAGCTCTTGGCTTGGACTATAACACAGTTCAGGCTAGGGTTAATCAGATGCTCGGTATTAAGACTACGACCGCAGTGCACAAGCCTGCAGCATATACATCAAGCTCAAAGGTAGCTGCGGCTAAGTCTAAGTCAGATTCGATCAGAGGTACTTACTCTGTTACTGCAACCTCGCTTTACTGTCGTTTCGTTCCTGGCAAGCTCACAAACGATAACGTGGTCACAGCGTTCAAGAATGGAACCAAGGTCCATTGCTACGGATACTATACAACCGTAAACAATTCAAAATGGTATCTGGTACAGTCTGGAAAGTATACCGGATACTGCAATTCGAAGTACCTGAAAAAAGTTTGAAAATCGTTATACTCGGAAAGGAGTCATATACATGTTTGCTAAGGAAATTACATATACTGATTTTGACGGAGAAAAGAGAACTGAGAAGTTCCACTTCAACTTGACACAGGCTGAATGCATTGAACTTGAGGCACTCGGAAAAGGAGGTCTCGAAGGTTATATTCGTCGGATTATCTCCAGCGACGATCAGGTAGAAATCCTGAATATTATTAAGAAAGTCATCTTGCTGGCATACGGTGAAAAGACTGCTGACGGAAAGCGGTTTTATAAGAACCAGCAGATGAAGGATGCATTCGCTGCTTCTGAAGCGTATAGTGCCTTGTTCATGGAACTGCTCTCTGACGCAGATAAGGCTTCTGAGTTCATGAGAGAAATCGCTCCGAAGGTCGAGGCTCCGGTATCTGATAAGCCGGCAATTAACGTTACCGCCTCCGTAGTTCAGTAAGATGCTCGAAATAAAACTCCTGCCACAAGAATTTTGGGATCCAGTTAAAGAGGAGTTTATAAATATGCCATCTATGACTTTAAGATTGGAGCATAGTCTGGTATCTGTATCAAAATGGGAACGTAAGTGGAAGAAACCATACTTAACGACAGATAAAAAAACTGATGATGAGTTCTTCGACTATCTTCGTTGTATGACAATCACCCCAAAAGACGTTCCCATTTTAGTATACAGAAGCCTGCCGCAATCGATTTTAGATCAGATTGTAAGTTATATGAATGATCCCATGACGGCTACAACATTTCCAAAAGACAACGCACGAGCTAGTCGAGAAATTGTAACAGCCGAGATAATCTACTATCAAATGTTTTCTTTGAACATTCCGCTTGAATGCGAGAAATGGAATCTGAATCGATTAATGACTCAGATCAGAGTCTGTGCTATTAAGAATGCACCAAAGAAAAAAATGAGTAGACGAGAGACAATGAATCAAAACGCAGCGCTTAACGCTCAGAGAAGAAAAGCGCGCAATTCGAAAGGATGAGTGTAATGGGAGACGAAAAGAAGATCGTTGAAAACACAACCCCTATTAAATTTAACGAAGAGTATGAGGGTTATTACGTGGTAAGTGCACCAGCCATTAACATGCGTAAGGAACCGGGCAAGGATAAGCATAACCCTGTCGTAGCTACATTGATGCGGACTCAGCGTGTCGTATGCGATGGTCACTATGTGAATCTGAATAATTCAAAATGGTATAAAATGAATTTCGATGGTATTATCGGCTATCTTCCGGAGGATAAGGTTAGCAAGCTTTAAAAAGAAAGTTGGTGGGCTAGAGTGATTACAATTAAACAGACAGGTGACTTCAAGAAGACGTCCATATTTTTGAAAGGCATCCAAGAGCATAGCATGTATGCTAAGCTTCGTAAATACGGAGAAGAGGGTGTGAGAGCTCTAGCCGCTGCTACACCAGTGGATACCGGCGAAACTGCTAGTTCGTGGGATTATGAGATTCATTATTCAAAAGATAAAGTTGAAATCATATGGACGAACTCGCACATAGTCGGATATATTCCTGTCGCTATGCTGATACAGTATGGGCACGCAACAAAAAATGGCGGATACGTAAAAGGAAGAGATTATATTAATCCAGCGTTAAAACCGATATTCGATAAAATGTCTAAGGAAACTTGGAAGGAGGTTGCGAAGTAGTGGGTACTTCAGTCGATAACAGAATAGTAAAGATGCAATTCGACAATAAGCAATTTGAGTCGGGTTGTAAAACTACACTGAACACATTAGATAAGCTCAAACAGTCTCTGAATTTTCAGGGTGCGTCTGACAGTCTGAAGAGCCTGGCTTCTTCTATAAATAACTTCTCGTTCGGCGCCATGCAAAAAGGCATTGACGCGATGACAAATAAGTTTTCTGTCTTAGGTACTATGACCGATCAGTTTATTCGTAGATTAACAGATCAGCTCATGAGCACTGGCAAGATGATCGCCAACACATTCACTATTGATCCGATAAAAACGGGTTTCGAAGAGTATACTACTCAGATTAACGCAGTTCAAACTATCCTAGCAAATACACAGTCTAAAGGAACCACGTTGGATGACGTAAATAATGCCCTAGATGAACTCAATCATTATGCTGATAAGACAATCTATAATTTTACGGAAATGACAAGAAATATCGGTACGTTTACAGCTGCCGGTGTTGATCTGAATACATCAGTAACTGCAATTAAAGGTATAGCTAACCTCGCTGCTGTATCTGGATCAACATCACAGCAAGCGTCAACAGCAATGTATCAGTTGTCACAGGCTTTGGCGTCTGGAACCGTAAAACTGCAGGACTGGAACTCAGTTGTCAACGCCGGTATGGGCGGCCAGGTCTTTCAGGATGCATTAAAAGAGACAGCCAGAGAGTTCGGACTAGATATTGATTCTATGATCGCCGATGCCGGTTCTTTTAGAGAGACTCTGCAGAAAGGTTGGCTCACATCAGATATATTGACCACTACATTGGCAAAATTTACCGACGAAACCACACAATTAGGTCGGACTGCAACTGACGCAGCGACTAAAGTAAAGACGTTTTCTCAGTTATGGGACACAATGAAGGAAGCAGTACAATCTGGATGGACTGAAACCTGGGAATTGATTGTCGGTGATTATGAAGAGGCAAAAGGGACACTAACTGATGTCAATAATTTCTTTGACGGTTTGATTCAGAACTACAATACCGCAAGAAATGCACAAATTAAGATCTGGAAAGATCTTGGCGGCCGTGAAAAGTTGATCAAGTCGTTCTGGAACATTGTAGAAGCTATAAAAACTGCGATTGTTCCGGTTCAAAAAGCCCTCAGCAATTTTATTCCAAAATACACAGCAGAACGTTTGATCGCCATAACCGACGGTTTGGAATCTTTCACCTCAAAAATGAAGATGTCGAAAACCACAGCAATACAAGTCTATAACTCCCTAATGGGTATCTTTTCAGTTCTCAACCTTGGTTTCACAATCGTAAAAAGTGTCGTTAAGGCTTTAATCCCGATCGTCTCGTCTCAAGGCCCAAAACTGTTGCAAATCCTTTCCGAAGCTGGCTATGCCATAACGAACATCATATCTAGAATCGGAGAGAGTCAGGTTATAACGAAGACGTTAGAATTCATTGTAAAATCTATCACGACAGCCCTTAGTAATGCATATGTTGTAGCTAAGTCTGTAGCTAAACAGCTTAAGAACTTAATTCCGAATACGTTAATCAAAATGGTAACAAATCTGGCTAAGAAGTTTACCAAGTTGAGTACTAGCATGAATAAGGCAATTAGTGCATGGGACTTGTATAATGTTCTAAAGATAACAAATGCGTTTGGCGAAGCGATTGCTTTGCTTGTGGATATTTTTGATAGTCTAATCGAAAATGTTGACGCTAATGGTGAATCTATTAGGAATCTCGGAAGCGGAGTTTTGGAATTAGCCGGAAACATTGGCCAAACGGTAGCGAACATTATTCACTGGATTCGCCAATCCGGAGTTCTAAATGTTCTGATCGAAGTCATATGCAAAACCATAAGTTTCTCAATCGGATTGATATCTAAGCTAGTAACATCAGTGGCTAGTATTACAACTGGTATCATTAATTTCATAAAGCACAACAAGGCAATGAAAATAGTCCTTGACGCTCTTAAAACATTGCTAGATGCAGTTATGAAAACGGTCGATAAATTTAAAGATTCAGTGGTTAACATGGCTAAAGCTATAGCCAATTCCGAAGGAGTACAGAATCTCATAACCCAGTTACAGAATTTGTGGGATGCCCTGGCTCCAATAGCTTCTGATGCTGTTACTAAAGCCGGCGACAATTTAAACAAATTTGTAGAAGCTGGGTCTAGCTCCACAGCGTTTACAAACTTTGTAAATCTTGTGTCGAAAATGGCTCAGGGTTTAGCCGACATGATCTCCGTACTTGCTTCTGGCGGAAATCCATTCGAGAAGATAACCGAGGGCATGAAAAGCGGAAAACTAAAAGAGCTATTTAACTTAAAGTCTCTATACATTTACTTCACGAATATTATGAAAAAGGGTATTCTGAAGACAGCTGTAACTGAACTCTCAATTGCCATAGACAATTTTGCTTCTGATAGCATAGTCAAGGCTACGGATTTCATGTCTTCTTTCTTTGACAAGATGGGAGATGCCGCTACAAAGATACCGTGGGGTAACATACTAAAAACCATTACTCAGATCGTAACAGGCCTTAGTGTCATTAGTACACTTACGGCTGTTAAAAAGTCAGTAGACTCGCTGACTAAGATATTCGCGTCATTCTCGGCTATCGGAGCAAATATTAACAAATTGTTCACTAGCTGGACTGATGTAGCAAAGACAGCTCAGCATACTCTTAGAGTCAAGATGTTTGAGAGCATCGCGCTTGGCATTGCTGCTTTAGCCGCTTCATTATGGATAATTGCTCAGATTCCAGAAGACCGACTGAAATCAAGTGTTGCAACACTGTCTATTGTATTTGCCGAGCTAGTCGCCGCAATTGGTATTCTTAGTACTCCCATATTTAGCGAAAAGAAAATCACATCGATTGGCATTGCGTTCGCCGGAATTGGCGTTGGTCTGCTTGCTATGATCGGAGCCATCAAGCTTATTACGTTGCTCAATGTCGATACAATAGAGACTGGGATGCATCGTATTCTAGGGGTGCTTATATCCTTTGCAATTGCTTCTAGATTGTCTGGAAAGGTTTCTAAAACAGCCGCATCAATTTTAGCTATGGCTGTATCTGTAAATTTGTTGCTTCCTGCGATTTATGCGCTAGGCAAGATGAACAAGTCGACAGCTCTGCAGGGTATGGCCGTTGTCATTGCGATCATGGAATCCATGGCAATTGCATCGAGAATCGCTCAGACGGCAGAAGGAAAGAGCAAAGGATCTTTCGTTGGAATGGCAATTGCAATCGATTTGATCGTGCCTGCGATTGTACTTCTTGGAAAGCTTGACAGAGAGACAGCGATTCAAGGTTCATTGGTAGTTGTATCTGTTATGGAAGCATTAGCAGTAGCCGGTAAAATTGCGGGCCGTAACCGTAGCGCTGTAAAACAAGCGGTTGGAATGGTTCTTGAAATCGCGGCAGTAACTGCGTCTCTATACATTTTGTCTTCAATAGATCAAAATGGAATCATTTCGGCAGCTTCTGCGTTGTCTGCGGTTGTCTTGGCTGTCAGCGGAGCGACCAGATTGATGGACACTAAAAATACCGGAAAGCAGATTGCGCTGTTTAGTATAATGATCGGTGAAATGACTGCGGCGCTTATGCGTTTGAATAATCTGACCAATCCCGATGGACTAAACGCAATCGCCATCTCGATGAGTACTATTTTGTTATCCATTTCCGGAGCAACAAGGATTCTGAGCGGTTTGAAGCTATCTGCCGGCGAAGGGATATTCGTTGGAATGGTTGCCATTGCCGGTTTTATCGCTGAATTCGCTGGGATTTTGGGATTGCTTGGTTCCATTCAAGAGGATTACGATTTGGAAGGACTGCTCAATAGAGGCTTACCGATCCTCGAGACCGTCGGGCTGGCTATTGGTAAGTTTTTCGGAAATGTCGTTGGCGGTCTCGTAGGAGGCGTCATAGAAGGTGTTTCTAGCGCATTGCCGACATTAGGAGAAAATCTAACATCTTTCTGGGACGAAGCGAAGGGATTTTTCGATGGAGTTTCTACGCTTAAAGACAGCGGAGCCTTAGAAGGTATCGGTATTCTAACTGCGGCTTTTGGATCGCTGTTCGCTGCCGAATTTGTAAACGCCATATTAAATAGTCCTTTATTTGGTTTATTAACCGGCTCAAGCAATCCGATGGAAGATCTCGTAGAATCGATGTCTATCCTAATTAAAGGTGAAGACGGAAAAGGCGGTCTTAAAGCATTTATCGAAGATTGCCAAGAGATTGACGATGGCGATATAGAAAAAGCTACTAAAGTTGGTGAATTAATCACCGCTATAGCTAACTCGGCTAAAGATATTCCGAATAGCGGCGGTCTGCTCGGTGCAATCATGGGCGAGAATGACATTGGTGAGTTTATTGCCGAATTGCCGAGCGTCGGATCTGGGCTAGTAAAATACGCTAAATCTGTAGAGGGTATTACAGACGAACAGATCAAGATCTCGGCTGACGTTATGAAAATGCTAACCGATATTTGCGTAGCGGCTAAGAACATCCCGAACACTGGAGGATGGATTGGCGAATGGATAGGAAACAACGATATCGGTGCGTTTGTAGCTCAGCTCCCAGCAACCGCTGTGCACTTAGGTGCTTACGCTAACGGATGCCTACCGATTACAAAAGACATGATCGAGAAGTCAAAAGACGCTATGGACATGCTTACAGTTGTAATTCAAACCGCGAGCAAGATCCCAAATAGCGGCGGAGTATTAGCCAAGTGGATAGGCGATAATACGATTGGAGCGTTTGTTAAACAGCTTCCAGACGTAGCGACAGAAATGTCTGAATACTGCGAAACTGTGGCTGATATTACAAGATCATCGCTGGTTAAATCGAACTTGACTATGGAATCGTTAGCATCAATCGTAACTGTTGCATCTGAAATCCCGAATACAAGCGGAATTGCATCCGTGTTCACCACAGATTTGAAAGATTTTGCAAAAGGTCTTAAGAAATTTGCTGAGCAGTTCATGGAATACTTGACTTGGGTGGACCAGAACATCGAAAGCGAAGACGATCCAATGTTCGCAAAGAGCAACGCTCTTATCAAAACGTGCGGAGTCCTGGCAGATATTTCTAACGATTTAACATTCTTTGGAAACATCAAAATGGATATGTTCGCGTCTAACATTGAAGATTTCGGAAATGGAGTTAAGACATACTTTAACTCGGTAAAAGATTTAACTGAAGACGACCTTAGAGCGGGAAATAATGCCTTGGGAATGGCTAGTCGAGTGTGCGAATTCGCCACTGGAAGTACATTCTCTGGCGGTTATAAAATTGCAGATTTAGGTTATAAAATTGCAGATTTAGGACACGGGCTTAGTCGGTATTACGATTACGTCAAGGATATAGACTCCACTATCGTACAAGCTAAAACTGCGGCCATGAAAATGCTTGTTGAAAAACTCAATGAAATTAATTCTAGTTTCACTGATCTTACACATATGAGCGACGTCGGGTACGAGTTACAAATGTACGGAAATCGTTTTAAGTCTTTCTATGACGATATGTCCGATCTTAGTAGTGGTATCGTGTCGTCGGTCTGCACGTCTTTGGAACATGTGATCTCTACATTTAAGAAAATGAAAGACATTGACGATGAAGCGGTTAAAAATTTCGGTGATGCATTAAAGAGCGTCGCAAAGAAGGGTATTAGCGCGTTTACTGATGAATTTAACGAATCTGATGCAAAAGTTGACAGAGCAATAGACTCGTTCTTTGCGAACGTGTACAATTTTATCAATAATAATCAAAATGGAATCTACAACAAATTCTATTACCTTGGCGGATACGCTAGCGAAGGTTTCGAGAACGGGCTGACTTCTAGAATGAGCTATGTACAAGACGCTGCCCGGTCTATTGCGAACGAGGCACTGACCGCAGCTCAAGAAGCGTTAGATTCACATTCTCCGTCACGAGAAACCATGAAACTCGGTGAATACTTTAGCCAAGGAATGGCGATCGGTATAATGAACCTTGGGGATCGTGTCGAGAACGCGGGTTACACAATTGCTGACAAAGCAAAGCTCGCCCTCAGTGATACCCTATCAACGATTTCAGCCGTCGCTAATAACCGGTTGACGATCGACCCGACGATACGGCCAACAATGGATATGCGCGGGGTTTATGGAGGTTACGATACAGCGTATACCGCTTGGGCTTCCACAAGTTCCATGATGACAAAGGCGGCTACTGCTGCGGTAAACGCGACTATAGATCGCGAAGATATTTACGATGACAGCAATATGCTGGAAATGGTTCGAGGACTTAGAGATGATATCAACACGCTATCCGAGAACATGGAAAGCATGCAAATCGTAATGGACACAGGTGCAATGGTTGGAGAACTAGCCAAGCCCATGAACAAAGAAATGAGTCGTTTAAACGCATACGCAAGACGCCATAACTAGTGCAACGAGGAGGGATAACATGTATTGGATTAAAGGTTTTGATATGACCAAAACTAATTCGCTTACGTTTTTTGACCCAAAAGCTACGGCGTATCCGGCTAAGGAATATGACATTGACGACGAGGACAATGCAATGTCTCATCGTTTTTATGGCAAACAAAATACAGCTGAGGATTGGGTTATGGCTCCATCTAGCCGTCCAGTGGTCGCAGTCCCTCCAGTAAACGTACACAGTATATCGGTTCCTGGAGGAAATGGTGAGCTGGATTTGACAACATCGCTTACCGGTTTTCCGACGTATGGCAACCGAACTGGCTCTTTTGAGTTTATCGTAATGAATGACATTCGCCCATGGACTGTCACATACGACATGCTTTTGGGATATATGCAAGGACGCGCCATGCAGATGATTGCATATGACGAACCCAACTATTATTACGAGGGGCGGATGTCGCTCAATGCGATGAAATCGGATCAGCACAATTCACAGATAACCATTGATTACAGCTTTAAACCATTCAAAATGGAAGTAACTCGTAGTGACGAAAACGAATTATGGGATTGCTACGATTTCGAATATGGATGCACCATTGGGGACTTGTTTACTGACATTCCATTACTTCCTCAGTATCAAACGCAAAAACAACCGAATCCATCTGTTGCTCCATATACGGCGTATTCGATTAACTTTTCAAAAATGCCGAAACTGATGCTTACAGATGAAGATAAAAAATGGGATGTGAATGCAACGACTGCCGATACTAAAGCCGTATACGATCGTATAACCGAAAAGCTGAACGACACGGTTGATATTCCGTTTGAATTGAGAATGGCTAGGATTGTACTTGGTGCAAAGCCTTTACATCTATCTAATTTAAGCATATATTTACCAGCCAATTCACAACCGGGATTTAGCTACAATGCTTTTTGCCAGATTGATAATACAGAAAATATTTTTCATACAAGAGTACGAATGATGAAAACGATTGAACAGTACTTCGCTAGTCCGGATAGCTATATCACGATGGAACCTGACCCGAATGCTATGTTGTCTAACGTAAATGCTTCTTCAGAGTGTATACTTACATTCTGGCACGATTATGACGGCGACGGTACTTACGAATTAACTGGTCGCCATTTTTCATTGCTAGGATTGAGAAGGGGGTATCTGTAATTGTTTAAAATTTATTTTGTGAATAGTGCGTACGAAAAAAAAAAGGTCTTAATGTATGACGATACGCGCGATGACGACGAATTAAACCTCGGAACTCCCAAATTACACATTGAAGTTAATGCTGCAGGGACTCTGGACTTTGAATTACCCACGACTAATGTGGCATACTCTAAGATCATACCGATGGTCACAGAGTTACACGTAATCAAAGACAACCAGAAAACACACGATAAACACATTTGGTTTGGGCGCGTCTTAACGATTGATACTGACTTATATGGAACAAAAACGATTCATTGCGAAGGCGGCTTGTCGTATCTTAATGATTGCATATATTACGATAAAACCGCGGATATGGGTTCATGGAATATGCTAAAAACGGTGGGCAGAGCTATATTCGCCAGATTTGAATCCCCGATACTAAATGAAAGTGGCGTTCACGTATACGGAGTATCTCCTCAGGAAGCTTCGGCAGTAATTGCAAACATTATGTCTGGAGGCTCAGAATATGAAGAGAACCTAAATGCCCCTTTCAAACATCTTGGTAGAATCGCCAAGGATACTGATTCTGATGTTCCGGTATACGCTTGGGTAAACGAACCGGTAATACCGTCGGGCGATCAAGAGGACGAAGATTATTACTTCGACGAAGATAATCTGAATTCCACAGCACAAAAACAATGCGGAATCTCAAATCCTAATAACATGACCGCCATAGATCTGATCTCAAGTATGATGAGTAATGTCGGCGGATTGTTCTGGGTTTCCAAGACCCCGCATTATCCGAAACGAACTTTTGGCGGAGCAGATTTAGGTGACGCGGTGTATGTAATGCAACTACATATGCGCAGACATTATCCAGCGTTCAATCCAGACGAGGGACAGACGATTCAATTCGGAGAAAATATAACAGACTTGACAATCACCGACGACGGTACAACATTTTTCACTGCGGTACATCCTCATGGGCAACGAGTCGATAGTGGCGAAGATTTCACACTCGATAGAAGAGGCGTTCAAAATGGAACCACCGTGGTCAATAAAAGAAACTGGAAAATCGATTCAGAACACGGCGTAATGTATTGTCCCGAGCTGGTGGAACAGTATGGGATGATTATCAGAGATCTAGACGTCGGAACGACAAACATCTATGAACAGTTAGTCGGACTGGGAATCTCAGAGATCGACAGCATTCCGCTTATCTCTAAGTCAGTAGACGGAAGCTGGACATCTGGTGTAAGGGAATTGACGGTTAATGGAATTGACCTAAGCCTTTATAACGTAGATTATTCTTCGATCGAATTAACCGATGCAGTAAGAGTATTATTGCCCAGGCATGGTATAGACACGTATCTTAACGTCACGGCTATTGACTACGATTTGCAGAATGTCGAAAACACGGTGTTTACTCTCAACGCGATAAAATCGTCGAACGAAATCACTAATGCTAGTCCTAGTTATGGCTCTAGTTCTGTTTCGCCGTCTGTCGGTTCGTCGTATGTGCATCCGAAGCATACAGAGCACGATATTGGGTTTTATAAGTTTTCGAACGACAGTCTTGGCCATGTGGATGCAGCAGTCACCGTAAATAAAAAAGATATTACGGCGTTGGGGATTCCTGGCGAGAATACCAAATACGAGTTGTCAAAAACGGGAAATACTATAACGCTTACTGGCTCGGATGGATCTAGTAGCAGCGTTTTGGATTCGGATACTAGATATCAGCTAGTCGGATACTATAATCGCATTCTCACAGATGGCCCTACGATTGCTTTGGAAGATCCAAACCGTTCTCGCTCGATTGTACACGTTCCTAATGCGTTCGCGTCGATTAAGACAAATATACAGTTTGAAATTGGCAGATATGCGAATATCGGGGATGGTTATAAAGTTATCTTGGATTTGGCTTTTTTCGCGCCTGATAGTTTTGGTTATGGGATGGGAACGAATATATCTGGTTATAGAGACTATCCAGTAATTATCAATTCTTATATCACATTACACTTCGGCGAATCTAGCACCAAACGTTTTCTGGTGCAGATAATTACCTCGGCTCGTAGCGATATGACTATTGTTCCGGCACGGGCAATCGTACGCCAACTCGATTCTGATGGTGAATATTCTAATACGAAATGGAAGGTCTTTTTAGGTTATACTGATGATACCGCTCGTAAAGGTTTAGTAACAGCAATCCGTATTTGCCTGCCTAGTGATACATGTAGCAATGTCACTAACATCGAATCAAAGACTTTCACGTACCTTGCTACATCAATACACGGAGATCATATCGAACGATCCAGAATTGAGATTAACATTTACGACATTGTAACAACTGAGATCGATACCATACTCGAGTTATCATCTCAAAACGCCTCCGACGTCGCATTCACCGGTGACTACAACGATCTATCCAACAAGCCTGTAATCCCTGATATTTCCGGCAAACAAGACAAGACTACAGCAGTAACGCATAGTGCAAATACGGCGGTGGGTTCTGCTACAAAGCCTGTTTATGTTGCTGCAAACGGTGCCGCTACGCCAATAACACATTCTATCAATTCTGATGTACCGGCAAACGCGAAGTTCACAGACACAACCTACAACGATGCCACACAGTCTGAACACGGTCTGATGACTGCGGCGGATAAGAAGAAGCTAGACGGGATAGACTTATCGAAGTATCTAAACAGCGCTCTTTGGGTAAGCGGCGCCAACGGCACTGCAAAATGGGTTAGGCTAGGCACGCTGGTATCCTCCGGTAATTTTAGCAATGGCGTGATACGTGTTTGGACTGGTGATGGAGCAAATGGTCGTGCGAACCAGAACTCATCTTTTGAAGTTCAGATTAAGGACGGCTGGCAGTCTACTCCATCAGCGGTTAAGGCATGCGGTGTTACAGTCTATCGTATCAACTGTAGTAGTGTCAAAGTCAAAGTGATCCCAACAGCACATGACACATATACCGTCTGGGTGTATATGCCTTGGGGGTACTGGAACGGAAATTATGCTGTATACGGCAAATACAAGTCTTGGACATCTCAGCATTTGATACAGTCCGATGAACCAGAAGGCACAGGTGCTGACATAGCATATTACGATCAGGCGTTTCTGACCAGTAAAGTAGCTAAAGCCGCCGAAGCCGCTATCTTAACAGACAGCGGGTGGGTCAATTGTCCATTAGCTGTCACAGGCAATACGACTTATCCAACCTCTGCCAGCACGATAAGGGTGCGTAAATACGGAAAGATGGTAAAACTTGAGGGCTGGGTCAAGTACGCAAAGGCATTTAACAATGGCCATAATGTAGCGATCATTCCTGACGGATATCGTCCGGCAAATGCGATGAACATCATTGGAGTAACGAATAGTGGTGCTGGGACAGAAATTGAGTTTTATGTCACGATAGGTGCATACGGAAACATATTTTTCAGTCCCGCCGATCAAAAAAGCTCCGCAACGTTTAGCCCGGCCATTGCATATGAATTTTATGCAACTTATTTTATTGATTAGTACTTTATAATATTCGGATATTTCGTGAAATATCAATGCGATGTTTTCATATCCAGTAACCTAAGGAGGTAATCAAAATGGCAGAACCTATTGGATCTACGCCTGTTTCACTTGAGCAGGATATCGTATTAATTCGGGAAGCCCGTTTTGGACGGGATGTTCGGGAAGCGATTGCTGACGCCCTGACCAGAACAAAAGGTTTCGTCGATGATGTGAAAACTGAATATACGACCATTCAGGGTCTTTATGAGGGAGTTGTAGAAGACGTTACTAAGCTGAAAGAATATGCTCATGATGGATATTCTGGCTTCGTTCCAATGACCACAACCACCCCTATTGGACTTGAAGAGAAGTGGCTGGTGTATCAGTGGCTTGATGGAACGACCTCGTATGACAAAGTAAAAGCTAACCCGTCTTTGGCCGGGACTGATATTCAGATCGGAAACTCGGTTTATACGTATGCACCAGTTAGTACCGAAGACAATGGCCAGATTAAAGCTGGAAGCGGAGCTCTGATTTTTAAGGAACTCGCATACGAGGACGGCGCTACAAATAAAAAAGGACATTATACTCCGTGCGGTTATTTTTCCGTTAAGCGAGTAGGGTCTGATCGTTATAGTGGACTGACTCTATACGATGAAGAAGAATCCATCATAAATCCTGATTCAGAAGGAAATGTTGAGCAGTGTGCCATCATTTATGACGAAAATTACGGCGTAAATGGTTTCGTTATGAAAGACGGATCAAAACTAAAAACTCAGGATTTGGTAAATGCCTTAAGCAAAATTACTGATCTCGAAAACCGAATCTCGGCGCTTGAATCAAAATAGGAAAGGAGGCATAAACAATGGCAAAGCATTTAATGGAGGTCGGAATTGAAAGTGGATGCCTGTGGGTATTCGCTTGGTCTGAAATTAAGATATTTGGGAAAACACTCAAGTATCATCGTCGTAAAATCCAGATCACAGAGCAAATGTGGCTTCTTTTTAAGGAGTATATAGACTTGTAATTCGTGATATTTACAACGGCTATAATGAGACCATGGAAAGGAGGTCTGTGAAATGGAGATTAAAAAACTTAAAATCTTCAGCAAGAAACAGGATTTGGAGGTGGAGACATTCAAAGAAGCAAGAAGCGAATTGCTTGACAAATTGCTTGCAAATCCAATCGAGAGTGACGAGTTCAAACAAGGCGTTGAAAACCTGGAGAAACTCAATAAGGTTGCTTTGGACATCGAGGAATCGAAGAAGAAACAGCCTAAGGAGATTCCCTGGGAATTCATTGCGGCCTGCGTTGGAGGAGCCGTTCAGATTGGATGCACATTTTTGATAGTGTTCGCTGAAAGCGACGGTGTTGTTAACTCCAAAGCAATGCAGTTCTTGAAGATGAGAAAGTAAATAAACCTCGTTTTGCCGCAAAAAGAAATGGTTTAGCGAAAGGGTTCGTGATATTTACACGGGCTCTTTTGTTTTGCCGTTTATCGCGCTTTTTACAACCCATATAATGAAGCGGAAACGCTATCAAATATTTTTGGAGATTTTGATTATGAGAGTATATTTTGTTGACGGGGAACTGGTTAGAGAATTCGACTCTAAAGGAGAACGGATCAAGTATAACGCCAAAGAAACATTCAGAAAAACAGGCGAGTGGGCTAAGGAGCATAAAAAAGAAGTTGCTACTATCACGACAGCTGTTGTAATCGCTGGGGTTAAGATTGTCGGTACAAAAATGTATCGGAAACTTAATCCGACAAATGCACAGATTGAACGAGATAGAATCGACCATACTTATTATGATCCATCTAGCGGACTGCACTGGGATCTGAAACGGCGTTTAACTAATCTTGAGCGTAGTAAAGTCGATGAGGCTAGAAGAAACGGAACACCAGTATATGACATCTTAAAAGCTATGAAAGTTTTGAAGAGATAAACTGCTTACGGTTAAGGCATCGTGATATTTACACGGTGTCTTGGTTTATATATAAGCCTCGCGGGATCGACAAGGTGTATAATGAAGAGGAAACGCTATTAATTACATTTTGGAGGTTTTAAATATGATTTTTGAATCAGAAAGACAAAGAAAGCTTATTAAACTGCAATTCGATTATTGGCTTGAGGAAGCAAAAACGGCTAAAGAGCATTTCAATGAACACGCTGCCGATGGAGACTGTATAACATATCACCATTACAAACAGCGTTATGTATGGTGTATCGAGGCCGCAACAAACTACGCCAATAAAATGGGTGAGACTGATGGCTATGGAATTGTCTTGAGAGACGAGATGAAAAGACAAATCAAAAAAGTAATTGAAGCTTAAAGCTGTAGCTAAGACATCGTGATATTTACACGGTGTCTTGGTTTTTTAACTCGTGATAATTACAACGCCTATAACGAGAGAGATTGAAGTGGGAGTACCCACAGAATAGGATTAATCGTAGACCGCCCGTTTCGGCGGGAGACACCAGTTGGAAGCTGGTAAAACAATCCCTCTATTTTTTCGCGCATTTTACAATTCCTTTAATGAAAGGAGTTGGTCAAAAATGACTATACTTGATAAAATCGAAGTAAAAATAGTACAGTTTATGACTCTCAGCATGTATATTTTGCTGAGTAGGAAATGGTTTGCTTGGCTGCTGAAATTGCCGGTATTCGTGCTACTAGTATGTGGGTGGATTATTACCCGCCCGTACGAATGGCCATATACTTGGGCAACAACACGCCACGTACGCAGATGCATTTCGCGAAAGGGCAATTTGGTTGCAAGAGAAAGCATGTACTGAAAAGTTTGAAGATCTTATCATGTTTTTTTTACTAATACCATTCAACTGAGGCATCGTGATATTTACACGGTGTCTTGGTTTTTATAAGCCTCGCGGAATCGACAAGGTGTATAATGAAGAAGAAACTCTATTAACTATACTTTGGAGGTTTTATTATGAGAGGTTTTAGAGACGTAGAAAGACACTTTGGCATCGTAGAAAGAGACGAACAGAAGAGAGAGGATAAAAATGTTATCCCAAGATTCATTGGCGAAGATTATGAGGCTGATAGACGCAGAAGAGAAGCACCGCGAGAAATCGGAGAAGATTATTTCGTGTTGCCGGAAGCTCCTGCCGAAATCGGTTACAGACATTAACGTAGAATGAAGATTGGAGGAGGTTTAATCCCCCTCTTTTCTTTTTTGCCCTCACGGAATCGACAAGGTGTATAATGAAGAAGAAACTCTATTAACTATACTTTGGAGGTTTTATTATGAGAAAGGTTATTTATGGTGTAGTATGTGCTATCGCTGCTATTTGCGCAGTATTAGGTGGAAACAAGATGGACACAAACGAATGTAACTTGAATGCATACTCTCGACAGAAGAATGCTGTCGTGTTGCATGAAGTTCAGGAATATCATTTCGTTTGTTCTAATCTGGTAATCCTATATGACGAAAATGGCTTTGAGAACACGATCATGATTGCCTGGTCACATGACGTAGCCGGTTAAGGTTGAGTTTTATCAACGGAAGCAATAGGCTTTGTACAGAAACAAGGCCTATTCGCTTTTCTCGTGATATTTACAAATGCTATAATGAGGAGGTGAAAAACTATGGCGAAATTGACTGACGTTAAAGCGGTTATTGGAATCCTAGTTGGAATTACATCTTTAGCAACTGGCACGATCCAAGTGATCAAAAATGCTAGAGATCTAAAGAAGAGTGTAGATGAAGACAAAGAGGACAATACTATCGAATTAACAGACGAAGACGTTACCATTGTAGAGTAACAGACTTCGACTGAGGCATCGTGATATTTACACGGTGTCTTGGTTTTTATAAGCCTCGCGGAATCGACAAGGTGTATAATGAAGAGGAAACTTTATTAACTATACTTTGGAGGTTTTATTATGAGAAAGTTTGTATTAGGAACATTTTATGGAATGATTTTGATGGGTATCATCATCGCAACATTCAAGATTGGAATGTCGGTTTTAGGAACTTTCCCTCGTAGACACTACTTTCCGAACGTTAAAAATAACGCAGTCGGAATAGAAGCGTGGTACGATGGGAATATTGCATACCGAACTCTGATCCCGAATGAAGATGGGTATCTGGTCGATCATTACGCAGAGGTTTTTATTGACAAGCCGGACACGTACTATTTACAGAGACAACGTGAACAGAGTGAAAACTAAGAAGCGTGTGGGCTTTGTGGACAAAATCTGCAAGGCCTATTTGCTTTTTCTCGCGATATTTACAATTCCTATAATGAAGCCATTGGCTATACAAACAAGGAGGTCATTTGACATGAAAACAATCATATGCATTTTAGTGATTATTCTGCTGATTGCGTTAATTCGCACAGTTAGAAAATTTAGAAAAAAGCTTTGAAAGGAGGATTTGCGAGATGAATTATTTGCTAGTTATAGCATTGGCATGTATTGTGTTATACATGTTCACGAACAAGAATAACTAACATGTAGAGACTGAGGCATCGTGATATTTACACGGTGTCTTGGTTTTTGTCTCGCGATATTTACAAGGTGTATAATGAAGAGGAAACTCTATCTATAATATTTGGAGGTTTTATTATGTTTGAAAACACATATGCAAGAGGTATTAAGTACTCGAACAAACGTTTTATGGAGAAGCTCTGCAGCATTGCGGAAACGAGCAAGAAACTGATGGACATGACGGATTCAATGAATCTGGCACCGTCCGATGTTGACGGCACGAAAGACTTTATTGCTGTGCAGATCATGAAAATTATCGAGGAAACATCCGAAGCAGAACTGATTTTCGACGAGATCAACACTATTGTGATTGATTGAGATTGACTCTAGCGGAGGCTTTGTAGACAAATGTTTACAAGGTCTCTTGCTTTTTTATGTATTTTTGCTTTTCGCTAATTTTACAACTTCTATAATGAAGGCGAAGAGTCTTACTTTTACATTTTGGAGGAATTTAACATGACAACAGTAAACATTAAGCTGGATCGGAAGAAGAAGTACAGAAACGCATTTTACATGGTGTCAATTGAAAGAGCGATTATGGCTACGCTCGTCATTGGCGATTATTTTAATATGCGGATTCTCGACGACGAAATCGAGATCGTCAGCGACAATGAAGTACTTATTGGTATGTTGTATGGACTTTTGAAAGAAGTAGAAGACAAAAACGACTAAAGACTTTGAGGTCTTGTGAGATTTATATTTTGCAAGGCCTCTGAGTTTTTAAGGAGGTGTTTAATGTGCCCGAATGGAAAACACAGTTAAAAGAACTAATAGAGAGACGACAGCGACAAATTCTAGTGCATAGCATAATTTATTACAAGTACGATCAAAACATTATAAGTGACTACACTTGGAGCAAGTGGGCAAAAGAATTGTACGAGATGCAAACTGCGAATCCCGAGATAGCTAAGGATACCGTGCTTTATGATGTTTTCAAAGATTTTGACTACTCAACTGGTTCTAATCTTCCGCTAGATGATCCGTGGGGAAATGACGTGGCAGTATATTTAATGAAATGTCGAGGGCTCGTGTAAAATACAAGTACTATAATGGACTGATATCCGAATAAATTTTAGGAGGTATTTAATAATGAAAGTTGGTTTAATTATGATCAGGAACGCCAAATGGAAGGACCTGAAAGACATTAAAAAGACAATATCTAAACTGAAGTTACTAGACTTGGTAGCAACAGAGATAGACGGTGTTTTTACGATAATGTTTTTCGTATCCGCAGTTCGAGGCGATTTCAATCTGATCTCTGGATCACTTGAATTAAGTTATGACACAAAATCGATATTCGATATCTAACGAAATCAAAAGAGTTCGTAGCATTTTGCACGGGCTCTTTTGATTTTTTTTAGACTCGCGGAATCGACAAGGTGTATAATGAAAGGAGTTGATCTATTATGATTTATACTTTTTGGATCAAATTTAATAAAAAACTATTGGAAGCTTGGCACAAAATCGGTGGGATCAGGCATTCTTGGGTTAGGATTTTACTGGAAGTGCTGGTAGCCATTACTCAGGTTGTTGTCGGAATATTGACGTATATTCCACTTAATGTTGAGGAAATGGTTCTAGCATTGAAAAGTGATAAAACATTCTCTGAGATTGTTACTGACAATGTTGATCATTGTGCTGTTGAGCTCAATAAATATGATCTAGAATTGTATGCAAAACGTAAAAATCGATAATGTTTAACTAAAGCGGAGGCTTTGTAGACAAAAAAAGTTTACAAGGTCTCTGAATTTTCGTTTTTAGGTGGGGTGACTAACGGATAGGAGATATTTAGGTATGAGAAATGCTTTAATTTTAATAGGAATATTACTTTTGATCGCCACTCTATGGATCGTGATTTTAGGTTTTCCAAAAGTGTCAGGGTTCCTTGGGATATGCTGGTCAATAGTCATGTTGGCTTATGTAATTGCTGGCGCTTTTGACTGAGACTCGCGAAAATTACAACTCCTATAATGAAGAGGAAAGGATAGCTCAATGGTAGAGCATCAGACTTCGGTCTGAAGACACTGGTTCAAATCCAGTACCGCTCCTCTTCTTTTTTTTTATCATTATATTATTCATGGAGGTATTTAGACATGAAAGCATTCGATTTTATCAAACCGGTGACTAAGTTCGCCAAGGACCATTCAAACGTAATTCTGACCGTGGCTGGTAGTGCAGGAATCGTTGCTACGACTCTCAGCGCCGTAAAGGACACAAAGAAGCACGAACTGAACATCGCAGATGCCGAGTACGAGTGGTCCAAGAGAGACACAGACGATCCTCTGCCTAAGAAAGAGAGATTCGTAGTGGCTTTGAAATCTTACTGGCCGACGATCATTCTTGGAGCTGCGACTATCACATGCTTCGTGGCAAACGGTGTTATATCTGAGAAGAAGATAGCCGGATTGGGGACCGCGTATAATGTTGCAGTCACCAGCTTCAATGAGTACAAGAAGTCAGTAAGCAAGAGACTCAAAGAGACTGATATTTCGAAAATGAAGAAAGAAGAGTCTCAAACCGAGGTCGTTTCGCAGACTGGCGATCCCGTAGAAAAAGAGCAAAAAATCATCCGAACTGGAAAGGGTGAAACGTTGTTCAAGGAACCGATCTCTGGGCAGATGTTCTACTCTAGTCCGGAAGAGGTAAGAGATGTTATCAACACACTGAACGCTGATATTTCTCAGGGAGCGGCACAAACACTTAACGATTTGCTTGATGGACTTGGCATCCAGACATCATCTCTCGGTGACGATTTCATGTGGGACGTGATGGAGACTGGCAATATAGCTATTACGTTTGATTCTGGTGTGTATATGGGACGCGAACCTTATATTCTGCTGGATCACAGAAACATGCCGATGTATATGGCACCCGCTTTTCGCTAAAAATACAACTCCTATAATGAAGGCGAAGAGTCTTACATTTATATTTTGGAGGAAAGTATTATGAAAATGGTAGAAATCAAATATTCAAAAACTAAAAGTCCCAAAAAGAAAGCACTTTATCTCATGACATTGGAACAAGTGATTATGGAAAACTCACTGACAATGACATGTTATCTGTGCAAGTTCTAGGAGGAAGGACCGAGGTTAGATGCAATAACGAGCTTTTCGTTACCAGATTAAGAGCACTCTGGAGTAGGATAGAGGACTTAGACGACTAAAGACTCTGAGGTCTTGTGAGATTTATATTCTTGCAAGGCCTCTGAGTTTTTTTTTAGGAGGTGTTTATATGAAGATTATCGCATACGCATTTATGGCCGTTGTGCTTGCTACGTCATTTGCTATCCTTTTGATCGTAGCTCGTGGATTGATTAAGATAGCTTGTCTGATATTCCTGATATTTGTAGCAGCTGTCATATTACACGAGATTAACAAATAAAAAGGAGGAAAACAAATGAGTCATGGTGAAGACTATGCGCATATGACTGAGATGATCCGTCGTATAACTCAGGACGTTGATATTCTAAGATTAAAAATGGTAACCATGAGTGACTACATGGGTGTCAATGCTCATCGAGATGAAGTCAAAGAACTTTCGCGCTCATTGGCAACAGCATCTCAGATTTGCAGATATGTTTACATCGATCTAATAAAACTCGAAATGGAAGATAGGGAGGACTTTTTAAATGGCAACGGTGAATAAGGAAACGATCTTTTCTAGCGACAAATTATGCCCAAAAGAAAAGCAGACAACTATCGGAGGCTTAATCTGTGATATGGCTAATTGCGTTGATCATGTTCGGGTTAGGTCTGTTCAGGTGCTAGCTCACTGCCCTGAGGACGAAGATAGTATAAAAAAGATATACGATCTCATGGTAGAAGCAAAGAAACCCATAAACGAATTGCTTTCGAAATGCATCGTACTCGAAGAGGAGGACTTTTCAAATGGCAACAGTAAATAAGGATAATTTTCAGAAGAAGACGACTGCAAAGAAAGAGAGAACAAAACTCTCTTCGGTAGTCACGACAGGAAAGGTGGAGGCAAAAAAGCCATCCATTAAGTCTAAGCTGGCGGATGTATTTCTGTCTGAGGAGAGAGGAAATGTAGGTCAATACTTGATATTTGACGTGCTGATTCCGGCTATTAAAGATACTGTCTGCAATCTTGGTCATGCAGCATTAGACAGATCATTTTACGGCGAGAGCAGAAGATATACGAATCAGTCGCAGAGCGGATCTATTTATAACTATAGTTCATACTATAAGCCTAATTACTCGCAACCACGACAGAATCAGCCTAGTGATCGCTATGCGCATATCAATCATGAGGGCGTATTCAGATTTGATAATATCGAATTCGGAATGCGGGCTGAAGCTCAGGAAGTACTTGATTGCTTGATCATGCGTATTGTAGATAGCGATTACGCTACAGTGGCTGACTTATATGACTTAATCGGGAGAACAGCAGACTTCACAATGGAGCGCTGGGGATGGTATAATCTCGATACCGCATACGTGACAAACGTACGAGGTGGGTTTGTGATTCGTCTGCCTAAGCCACAGCCGATTAAGTAGTATTCGCTAAAAATACAATTCCTATAATGGAGACCTAGAGTCTTACATTTATATTTATGGAGGTTTTGATTATGGAGATCAAAAACACTGTGAGAACTAAGCTGGTAAAGGCGAAGGACAAGGCTGTAGCATTTGCTGCCGTGGCTGCACCGTATGTTGCTATTGGGGTCACTAGTGGCACTGTAGTATATATCATGGCAAGAGCTAGCTATTTGGCAGGCTATACCCGAGGAGTTCTTAACGGAACTGAAGCTGGTAAAAACGCAGTGATTGAGATCATCAGCGATCTCGCAAAAAACGTAGGAACTAAGTAACTAAGTAACTAAAGGCGGAGGCTTTGTAGACAAATGTTTACAAGGTCTCTTGCTTTTATATTTTGGAGGTATCATTATGAAAGATGTAAATCAATATCGAAATGAACTAGTCGGCAAAGTCTGTGCTGAGGTCATGCAAAAAATGCCAGGGCTGATCTGTAAAACAATGGATCAGTACGAAATCGTATACGACGACAAAATCGCTGAAGCTATGATCGAGATGTATACTGCAGGATTAAACGATGGCTTATCACGCGCAAAACAGGTAATGCAAAGTGCATTAATGTACAAAGCAACTAAAGAAATATTGGAGGGAAACACCAATGAATGATATTCGAGAATTGACGGACCCGATTGCTAAGAAAAATGGCAAGGAAGTGATTTCGGTAGTGGCCATCGAGGAATGCTCTGAGCTGCAAAAAGAGATCACTAAAATGATGCGTGAACGAGGAAACAAAATGAATCTGCTGGAAGAAATGTCGGACGTTTATATTTGTCTGGCGGAGCTGAGACAGTGTTATGGTATTACCGATCACGATCTAAAAGTAATGATTATGAGGAAAATCACAAGAACGTATGCTCGAAAGAGTATTTTGTCTGGTCCAAAGGAGTAAGACTATGAAAATGTATGATGAACACTTAGTTGATATCGAAGCGATCGGAAAACTTATCAAAGAAAGACGCATAGCATGGGGCATCACCCAGACAGACTTAGCGTTTGAAGCCAATATTTCGCAACCAACACTTTCGGAAATAGAGCGTGGACAGATGCCGAACGTATCGTTTGAAGCTTTGATGCGAGTTGCGTTTGCTTTGAATTTCGACATTTCTGACATTTGTATTGTTAAATTTCAACCTAATAAATGGTGGAGGGATAGAGCATGAGAGTAGAAAACCAATCTTTTTCAATAATGAATTATATTTCAAAAGACGGTAGAGATGAGCTGAGACTTATCGAACGCGCAGGCAGAATCTGCTATAGAAGTCCTATGAGCTCTTCTTTTGACGAGACTAAACAGTTTGTGAAAGGGCTGATCAGCAGAGGACACGAATCTGTTCTGGAACATTCGCTGCTTGTCGTGAAACTGAACACGAATCGAGCTATCGCTAATGAGCTTGTTCGGCATCGTCATGCTGGATATTCTCAGGAATCCACACGTTACGCAAATTTTACAAAAGAACGTTTTGGAGCTGAGATTACTGTGATTGATAATCCTTATCTCGACTCTGTAGCGCACGGAGAATGGGTCAGAGCAATGGAAACGTGCGAAGAGACTTATCATCGAATGATCATGGAAGACGGCTACAAGGCTCAGGATGCTCGTGGTGTGCTCCCGCTCGACCTAAAGACTACGCTCGTCATGTCTGCGAACTATCGTGAATGGAGACATATATTTAAACTTCGCACAGACAAAGCGGCCCATCCGCAAATGAGAGATCTAATGATTCCTCTGTTGTTCGAGCTTAAGGGACGCATTCCTGTGATATTTGATGACCTGGGGGTGGAACTGTGAAATACTATATCATGATGACGATACTAATCTTGGTGCTTGCCTATGTTTGCTACACGGTGAGGTGATGATCGTGCAAATTGTAAAATGCGTAATGGTTTCGTTGATATGGCTTATCCAAATACTTACGCTTGGTTTATTCTTGACGTTCAGCTGGTACTCGTGTAGAGGTGTATTGAGAATCATATCAATTATATTCACGGCTATATGCTTCGCTGGGTGCATGGCAATTGGAATATGGACATTAATGTGAGGTGACGAACGATGACTTATGTGCTTATGACAATATTCGCGATTCTGGAAACACTGAATCTGAATTGGCTATTTTTTAATGCGAGAGAAGCTACTCACCCTCGTAACGCTAAAACCGTTAGTGCATGTATATCTTATGCGCTTATTTATTTATATACGATTGTTATCACGCAAGGAAAACTGTAATTTTTGGAGGTATTTTAACATGCGTATTATATCAAAAGAACAAATTTCAGAACTGTTAACGAGAATGGTTGAGCAGCATGCACCAGATGAGGATCTGGCTGTGGTAATTAGGTACTCCACGGCATATATTTCAGGAAGACGCGCTCTTGATAAAATATGCCAGGAATACGGTTTATATAGATATTTAACAACTTGTGTTCCATCATTAAGCGAGGTTTCAAGTAAACTTGCGACACTAATCGCTAAAAATGATTGCACTTTGGATGCTGAGCATATGCTTGCATTCGGCAATCAGCTGTTGGAGTTTTATAAGGATCTTGAGGTGTATAGTGTCGATTTATTTTTTATCGAGTCTGATAATCCTTGGCAAAAGATAATGCGGACTAAAGAGGAGACCAAAAGACAAGGTGGCACCGTATGATTTTATTTGTGAAAATCCTCACAGTAACGGCACTGTTGTTGCTTGTGATGCGGACAAACCACTGGGAGATCGAAGAATCGGAGGTAGATGAATGATGAATGATGACTGAAGTTTGTGATATTTGCAAAAATACTGATGAGACTATCCGGTATATCAAGGACGGACACGAATATAACTTGTGCAGAAAATGCATGCGACTGGTTCTGGTACAATGTAGCATATCCAAATTATTTCGCAGCACTGTTGCGTTTAATAAAGAATGCTTGGAGGACTGCAAAAGATACATGCGAGGTGAGGAACGTTGAAGACAGTAATCTGTGATATTTGCAGAAAACGAGAAGCGGAACGTTGCTTTAAAATCAAAGAGCAAAAAGCATATGCAAGTGTAGACGAATACGGTTTCATTCATAGAACGCTATGTTGGACTCGTATCGATATTTGCAAAACGTGTTACGAGGCGTTTATTGACCTACGGAAAGGAGTAAACAAATGAATGCTCTTATAAATAAAAACGTAATGGTTCTTAGCAAAGACGAATACATAAAGGCAACTAATGATATTTACAAAACTGCTCTTGAAGATTGAGTGCGACAGGGTATAGCTACTTGTTTACTCTGCTTAAATATGCACTATGACTGGAAAGAGAAGCGTCTTTCTAGATTTGCTGGCGGAGTACAAAATATTCTCAATCTGCCTAGCGTACTGGGTAAAGACATCGATGGAAATACCGTTGTTGAATATTTGAGAAACGAATTCAACATAGATATTGACGAGCTTGAAATGGAGGTAAAGATATGACTAAACTTATTATTGTATCTGTGGCTTTTCTTGTTGCCCTGATTCTAATTACGATGCATTTTTTAACACATGTACAACGTGATTTTAATACCGGAGAATTCCGAATGAAAGATGGACTGACTTTTATGCGTATGGTCATTGGTGATGTATGCTTGGCAGGCTTCATCGCTGGTCTGATCGTGTCGAATGTTGTGATCGGGTAGGAGGTAACGACTATGATCGGACGTGTTGTGGACAATAATGGTAACAGCACATTCAAAACTCGTTGCGATCTATGCGGCGTTTACACTGGAGAACAGAATTATACTTTGACTATCAGATTAGACGGTGCTATCGGCTCGCCAGAAAATATAGAAGCTGTTATGTGCAAACGTTTCTGTGCTGAGTTACATCGTGAGTTGAAAAAGAGAATGGAGGTATTTATATGAAAACCAATTTTACCGAGGATAAGGAATATTCCCATAAGGTTGATGAACTTCGCTTGAATAGAGTGAAGACGTCATTTTACAAATACGGGCCGGCCAAAATCAATTTCGGCGATCGCCTAGTCAATGCACTTGAATCTCACGACTTGTGCATTGAGAAGTACAAGAAAAATAAGAACACAGAATACCTGTTGGACGCCATGAACTATCTGATGTTCGAGTACATGTATCCACAAGAAGACGGAGCTTTTTTCAAAGCAACAGACAGCGGTGAATCTGCTGGCATCTCTGGAATGTCTTATAACGAAATGAAGGAGAAATACTAATGGCGTATGATAAGAAATGCTGGACTTATATTGTTCTAAGACGTAGACCTGTTGATGATCTGAAGAGAATCGGCTATACTTGTGAGCAATATGAAGTCGAAACCAGCTGTGATTTTACGGAAATGTTTATCTCCTATTCTAAGATAGACAGAGCAGAGTATGTGTATTTTGGCATCTATGCTTCGGAACAGCAGTTTTGGGATTTCTATGATATTCTTAAAAATTGTGGTTACAAAATCGTTGGCTGGTACGATGTGTGGACAAACGTGCGAAAAAGAAGAGGAGGATCTTCTTATGAAAACTGAGGATTATTATCTGAAACGCCTGATCGCCATTCATGACAAGTACGAAGTTGACATAGAACTAAACCATGTCTATAGCGATGAGCTGCTCGTCGATATTATTCGTGACTTTGGATGGGATAAGCTGGCCGACGAATACGAAAGCACGTATAAATGGTATGCGTAAATCGCGATATTTACAATTGCTATAATGGAGACCTAAGAGTCTACTAAATTATATTTGGAGGAAACTACTATGAACGAACAGGAAAAGGTTGTAGAAACTACTGCTGACGAGGTAAAGGAGGAAACTACTATGGGAAAGAAGAAGTTCAGTTTTAAGAAGATTGGCATCATTGTTGGTGCAGTTGTGGCTACTGCTGCAGCTGTCATTGGCGGCGTTGCTGTCGGGAAGAAAATGAACGGGAGCGATTCCGATGAGGATTTCTTCTTGGCTGAGCCGGAAGATGACTACATCGATACTGAAGCATCAGTAGAGACTGAAACTACGGAAGACTAAAGGACTAAAGGCGGAGGCTTTGTAGACAAATGTTTACAAGGTCTCTTGCTTTTTATATTTTTGGAGGTATTTAACATATGACTTACGACAAGAAATATGAAATGACCGCGAATACTAAAATTATAAACGGTAGAAAATTGTTCCAGATTAAAGCTGTTGTCGATTTTAGTAATGTTAAGGCTGGAGATTTAGGAGGTTATATTGAAAAAGAAGAAAATTTATCACAGTATGACAACGCATGGGTTTATGATAACGCATGTGTTTTCGGTGATGCACTAGTTTGTGATAACGCATGTGTTTTCGGTGATGCACTAGTTTATGATAATGCATGTGTTTCCGGCGATGCGCGGGTTTTCGGCGATGTATGTGTTTATGATAATGCATGTGTTTATGGTTATGCGCGGGTTTTCGGTGATGTATGTGTTTATGATAATGCATGTGTTTATGATAATGCATGGGTTTTCGATAATGCGCGGGTTTATGGTTATGCGCGGGTTTTCGATAATGCGCGGGTTTTCGATGATGCTTGCATTTATGGAAATGCATGGGTTTTCGATAATGCGCGGGTTTGTCGTGACGCGCAAATTTTCAGTAATGCAGATTATATATATTTCAAAGGATTTGGTAGCGAGAACAGATATACATCTATGTTCAGAACCAAAAATAGAGATGTATATGTACGTTGCGGCTGCTTCACCGGAAGTCTGAAAGCATTTACGGACAAGGTAAAAGAAACACATGGAAGTGGAAAATACGCAAAAGAATATCTGGCATGTGCTGAAGTTGCAAAAATTCATTTTGAAATCGGAGAAGAAAAGGAATAAAAACTAGGAGGCAAAATAATGATCGATTATTCAATTGGCGAGTCGCCACTTGCTTATGAGAAGCAATTTAAACAAATTCTCAAGCATATTGGCGTACGATCCGGGATAGGATATACGATTCCTAGCTATTTTCACTGCTTCGTGAACGGTCCAAGAAAATCACAGTCACGAGTGATTGCTATGGAGATTAAAATCGATGACCCTAGACTTGAGGATGAATATGTGGTAAATACAGCTTTGAAAATCGCTTCAGAATATTTGAAAAAAGGTAGATATTTCATTCTCGGAGGAAATTTTGATGGATGGGCTGAGATCACTAGGGCAGAGTATATAGCCCTTCGTGTATTAGAACGAATGGATAACCAAGCTATTGCATCTTTTGAATATGAACCCGAGCTGGATCTGATTACGATAAAAGGAAAACGAGGAGCTCGAGTGACTGACAACGCGGATAGCATTGACATTTTTCTTAAGGTAGTGGACAAGATAGACGATATCCGGAGCGGAGAATTTTATACACGAATTAAGGAGGCAAAACATGAATAACGAATATAATCCAATTCTGATCTGTATTGGGAGCCATAAGGACTTCCATGACGATGGTGAACTGTTTTGTGGAGGATGTGGATACCAGTATTCTCCAGACGAAGCAGAGGATATGTTTAAGGACGTAAAAATAAAGGTGGCGGATACATGCGGAATGGAGGTGCATACCAAACCGTTGCGTTGTATTAGATGCTGTCGACGGTATGAGTCTGTATATTTTAGCGAGCTGGGAGAAGTTTCTAAAATAGTTCCACTTAATTTATTTAAAAAAAGATACGTAACTAAGTATGGCGAGATGATCTTACCTGAGAAGCATAAGCTGCCCTTGTTCATTCCAAGCCGGGATTCCAACAAACAGCACCGAATGACATACGACGATTCGATCGCGTATATGTTATATTCTCGTCTATGCCCTTTAGGTTATATGTCTAGTGATGTGACACTTCATGTCGGATCGGGTCATTGGGAATTGCATTGCGCCGATGCACCAGTCAGTCCATATCTTCGCGAAGATATTCGTAATATCTCGGATGAATCTTTTAGTTGGCATCTTGGCGAATTCAATAGGATTCTGGAAATTATGCGTGATATGGAATCAGGTATTTTCTTTTCGATTGGGAGGTAATGAAAATGATTGATAAGAGTAAGCTATGCTTGTATAAACAATACTATATGAATGGCGAAGTCCTCAGTTTACCGAATAGTGATTATAAGTTACTACGGGTGTCTGGGATGGCGCCTTTCCCTAGCATACTATACGTACTTGGCAGTAATTGTATTGGTATATACGCCATTATAGATACGAGAACAGGACGTGTAGTATGCACTCGTGAACTCTACGACTATGATTTGAAAGCGCTGGGATATGAAGTAGAAAACGATTTATCCGGGGGCATCTCTAATTTGTTACATTACAACGGAGGAGCTCGTTTAACTGAGTACATGAATAGAATCCGTCGCCGTCGTCTTAATACTCGCTAATTTTACAACGCCTATAATGAAGGCGAAGACGTCATCTGGTAAAGACTTTGAGGTCTTGTGAGATTTATATTCTTGCAAGGCCTCTGAGTTTTTGAAGAAGGTGATTATATGAAGATTAATGAATTTGTGCCGTTAGCGCTATACCACTATGCGCATCTGTTGGACGGGACACCATATGGCTTGCTAATGAATAAAGTTCATGAACCGGTCGGAGTATTTGTTGTAGTATACGGATTAGAGGCCTTCCGTAAACACTGTTATATTCCTGACAAAAATTGTTGGCTGACATTAGATCAGATAGAACATCGAAGACAGGAAATTGTTGGCGAGAGCGGAAGATGGGAAGATATTCCTTTAATCGCTAAAGATAATCCTTGGCAGATAATAATCTTGTCTTTGACTAAAGAACAGCTAAAAGCCATTAGAGAGCAGATTGCCAATAGCAAAGATTTCAAATTCGATGTAAACGACGAAAACGCTAAAACTTATATTTCTGAGGAGGAATAATTTATGGGCGGTATGTTGGAATGGGCAAGAAGAGAAGTTGAAATTGCCTGTGAGAAAGAAAATCCAAATAGGAAAGGCGATGAATTTGATTATGGATGCGCCTGTTACGAGAGTGCTTTAAAAGCTTTCGAAAGTTTGTGCGAAGACGGTCATTCTGGTTTCAGCATTAAGATGACACAGGCTATATTGAATCGTCTTTTAGATGGACAACCATTAACGCCAATCGAAGACACCGATGATGTTTGGACTTTATGCACAGATTATACAGATGATTCAGACGTATACCAGTGTAAACGAATGGGATCATTATTTAAAAATGTATATTCTGATGGAACTGTTAAATACAACGACGTCGATCGTATACGTTGCGTTGACATCCACAATCCGCACAATACGTATTATTCTGGACTGGTTACGAAAATCATTGACGAGATGCTTCCTATAGCATTGCCATATATGCCAGGAAAGCCGATCAAAGTTTATTGCGAGGATTTTTTAACCGATGAAAAGAACGGCGATTTTGACACAGTTGGTGTGTTCTATGCGTTGAAAACTGAAAATGGCGAACAGAAGAAAATCGAAATCAACAGATTCTTTAAAGAATCGAAATGTTGTGAAACCGGCTGGATCGAAATAACAAGAAGAGAATATTCTGAACGAAAAAACAACATTAAAACTTATATTTCTGAGGAGGAATAATTTATGAATTTCAAAGCATTGTTTAAGGTAGTAGGAGAGATCATTAAGGATCATGCTCCGGAGATTTGTGCTGTTGCAGGCACTGGACTGATGATCGGCGGTGCTGTATTGGCCGCTAAGGGAACGCTCGCAATTGACGAGGTTCTGGACGAGCATAAGGAAAACATGGAAAAGATCAACAAGGGCGTTGAGGATGACTTGGTAAGCAAGGATGGCGTTCATTATCGTGATCTGGCTACGCAGGATAAGGCTCTGACTTGGAAGAAGACTATTCTGGGCTTCACCAAGGCTTATGGCCCGGCTTTGGCTTGTGAAGTTGGCGGTGCTCTGTTAGTATTCAGTGGCTTTAAGTGTCTGAGAAAGAGAAACCTCGCTCTGGCTGGTGCACTGACGTCTGTTACAGAGGTGTTTAACAAGTATCGATCTCGTGTTATTGCAGAAGAAGGCAAGCTGACTGATATTTACTACAGAACTGGCAAGAAGGCAAACGAGGAAAAGACAGAATGCTATACATCTGAAAGTGGTGATAAGGTTGTACCAGTAATGGATGATGACTGTGATCCTAATGAGTTTGGCGTATATTCTTATTGCTTCGACGAGGCAAATAGTCCTAAAAACTTCAGTAAGAAGCGGTCCGATAATTTGTTTTTTGTTACCTGCCAGGAAAAATGGTGTAATGCACAGCTGGAAGAGTATGGATATTTGTTCCTGAATGAGGCGCTTCGTGCACTTGGCATGCCTGAGGTCGAGATTGGACAGGATGTGGGCTGGATTTTCGACAAGAATAACGACTATAAGATCGACTTTGGTATCGCTGAATTTATCAAAGAACATGCTGAGCACTTGGATGACGAAAATGATTCTGCATTCTGGCTTGAAATGAACTGTGACGGCTATATTCGTGACAAGATTTGGAAGGCGAGTCGTGAGGCAAGAAAGGCTGGTAAGAAATGATGTTCGGATATATGATGCATACTTCCGATGATGTACTTGAAGATTTGCTGACGCATAAAATCGTGGATGGTAGGGTTCCAGAAGCAGACCAAACTCGTGCGCATTTGGAGATGGATTCAGATCCAGTCATAGAGCACGAAAACGTTGATATGGGCCAGCTAGATGAAACCTGAGTATTATATTTTGGAGGTATGATTGATATGTATAAGATCTATGAATTTTATAAAGAACCATGCGATGATAAATCGGAATGCTTAGTGGCTGATATAAAAACCGAAGAATTGGCCTATAAATGTATGCTTGGTTGCTTTACTGCACGCAATAATTCCGGTAAGGAGTATTACAGCTTTGCCGATAATGCGGTTCATGCTGATATTATCCGTGCAAAACTATGGTCTAATATAGACAGGTCTAAAAGGGGGTTCGTTTTATATACGGTATACGCATTTAATAAAACCGGCGAGACCATTAATGTATATCCGATGCGCGTCTTCACTGAATATCGTGATGCTTTAGACGAAGCTCTGAAATTTGGCTCATTTTGTAATGACTACATATTCTTGGTTGATACCAACATAGATGATGCACGTATAAACTACACAATTCATCATGCTGATCGGGTAAATGCTCAGTATAGCGTTCATAATGCAGACGATGGCCAGGGCATTTGGAATGAACTTAAAGTGCTATCGGCCGAAGACCGAAATATCATCAAAACGGAAGAAAACTGCTACTACTCTGACGGGGTGCTTTACTTGAAAGAAATTCGAGAGTATTATGATACTGGTGACATGGACAAAGAGGAGGCGAGTAAAGATGAAACCTGACTATTATATTTACACTTGGCTGGCTAATGCGAGAAATCGATACGAAATAAGCAAGAGTATTGACGGATATTGTAGTCGAAGAATTGCAGAGAGAATTGCTTTTATTCGATTCAATAATCTAAACGACCAGATTCGTTATTGTGTAGCATTGACAGACGAGGAAGCACTAGCTGAGATGCAGAGACAAAAACTGTATCCTCCGTCGGTAGTTCGCGAAGAAGATTTATATTACATTTACGGTACTGCCTACAGACTTGGCGGCAGGAAGCGCAATAAGAAAAACGGAGCATTCGACTAGGAGGCTAGTAAAGATGAAACCTAAATATTATATTTATTCTTGGCAGACTGGAGCATTAAGCCAAACATTTTGCAAAAAATGCTATGACCTGTTACGAGATGACGACCCGTGGGTGCGTTATAAAAAATCCAAGTCCACATTTGGTCTTAAACGGCGTTAAGAGGAGGTACATTAAAATGAACATGACAGCTATTTATTCGTTTATTGGAGGTGTTGTGGTTGGCGGATTGGTGTCGCTTTTCGTGGCAGATAAGATCCTGAGAGCTGATTATGACAAGAAATGCGAGGAGGAGCAGGCCGCAATCAAGCGGTATTACGAAACAAAGGCTGATATTTCTGCTAAAGAAGAGGAAGAAAAGCCGAAAAATGAGTCTCAAGAGGCTAAAACAGAGCCGTTTATGGATGTTTTGACGGTTGAAAAGCCTGAAGAGCCGAAAATCTCTGGCAAAACACAGTATTCGAGCTACGCAACTAAGCCGATAGACACTGATAGCCAGGAATTTAAGGATCTGATGAAGGAAATTGACGGGTATTCTTCGGAATCTTATCGAGAAGCGCGGCTAAATGCTGAACTTGGGCCATTTGTGCTGCCAGAAAAGGACTTCAGAGCAGGAAATTACCCGGTTGACTATGGCGAAGAGGGCCTTACATACTACGATGAGGAGAATGCGCTGTATAATGCGGACGGAGAACAGCTTTACGACGGCTATGACTTGGTCGGACACTGTCTTGATGACTTCTGTGAGCCGGACGAAGAGGGGAAATTGCCCTCAGAGATGTTCGTTCAGAATGATCGAGAGCGAATGATTTATATTTTGACCAGGGAGTGAGGCTGAATGGGTATTTTTAATTGTTGCGAATGCGGTAAATTAGTGAAAGATGGCGTAAGCGGCGCGCAATTGAGCTTATGTCTTGGGTCTGTGAGGCTCGCTCACAAGAATTATTGCTATTCATGCGGTACAAAAGTATTAAAACAGATGGTCAACGCCATGTACGGAGCAAATTTGCCGGTAACTGTGGAGGAGAAAAGCGATGATCGAAACGAGTAACGGCAATGTTTACTGCGAAAGATGCCTAAAACGCTTAACAAAAGCAGAAGACTTGCTAAAACCTCGGTTTGTTCGTGACGAAAAAGGATTTACTATCGTGCTGTTTTGCGAAAAATGCAGAAAAATATTTGATGAAAGGAGCGAAAAAGAGAATAATGACATATTTGGGATGGCTAATAAGTGAAATTCATGGCGAAGAATACACATTTCTGCTGAAAAAGCTGTCAGAAATCGACTTTTACTGGTCTGATCGCATTCCGATTGATGAAAATCGAGCTAAAGATGGGCTTGCATTGCGAGATGAGTATGATATTTTGGCCGTTTCAGAGGGTTGGGAAGACCGAAAATCAGGATATTCTGACGAAAATCGGGTAGAAAAGCCATGTTCTGTGCTTGAAATGATGATTGCAATGGCTCAAAGAATCGAAAATGACACCATGTCAGATGGCATTATGGATCGTTCTGTCGAGTGGTTTTGGGTCATGATTGGCAATTTAAACCTTGATTTTTTGACAGATTTGGCCATGTCTTACGACGGAATGTGCTATGCTGAGATGGTAATTTTAAGGTGGTTAGACCGTCAATTTGGGCCTGATGGAAGGGGTTCTCCGTACCCGACAAGACGTTTTGGACGGCAGTATGAAGACCTAAGAAACACCGATATTTACACCAGTTTTCAGTGGTATTTGAATGAAAATTGGGGTGATTTATCTGAGTGAAAAATGGGCTAAAAAGTGTGACAAAAAGTGTGACAAAATTTGCAGTTTTCGAAATCGTGATTTTGTCACATTTGGAAATGGGCGAAAAACGGGCTAAAAAGGGCGAAAAATGTGACATTTTGTGACAAATGTGACAAAAAAAAAACGGTTTGTCACACTTTTGTCACACCCAAAAAGTCCAAAAAAGCCCGAAATTGCGTGGTTTTTTTCTTTGTGTGACAAAGTGACACTTTTTTTGTTGTTTTTTTATATATAAAAATAATATATATAAGAAACGACATCACAAAATTTTGTCACACTTTGTAATGATTCATAAATGACCTAAAAATACACGGAAAGGAGGGGTTGACAATAACACATGAAGCATTATGTACAAATGTGCATTTCTGAGACCAAAAACGGAACAATCGAGGTCGAACCAGAGTTCCAAGCCAATGGCAAAGATTTTATGACCAAAGGCAACCGGTTCTATGCAGTACTGGACCCGAAGACAAATTTCTGGATCACAGACGAGTCTGAGGCAATAGACCTAGTCGACGAACAATTATATTCTTTTGCTAGAGAAAAATTCTCAGTGATGGATGATGGACGTCTGGTTAACGATATCGGCAAACCAGTTAGGATTTTGTCTGTCAATAACTATCAGACGAAAAAACTAAAAGAGTGGAAGGAGTTTCTGAGCAAAGTAGCCCCTAATCACAACTACCATCCACTCGATTCAGACATCACACCTATCGACGCTGAAGTTAAACCGTCGCAGTATAGATCAAAACGGCTATTATATTCTATAGCCAAAGGAACCACCAATGCATACGAGAAGTTTATGTCAACCTGCTATAGTGCAGAGGAGAGGCAAAAGATTGAATGGGCAATCGGTTCTATATTTACAGGTGAGTCAAAGCATATTCAAAAGTTCATCGTATTATACGGAGCACCTGGCACTGGTAAGTCAACTGTAATGAATCTGATTCAAGATTTGTTCGAGGGATACTGGACAGCTTTTGATGTTAATGCACTCGTATCACGAAACAATCAATTTGCAACTGCCGCATTTAAGGACAATCCTCTTGTTGCAATTCACCACGATTGTGACATGAGTAAGATTCAGGACAACAGTGTCTTCAATTCGCTCGTCTCGCATGAAACCATATACATTAACGAAAAAGGCAAACCTCAGTATCCGATGAGAATAAGTTCATTTATATTCTTAGGGACAAACGAGATTGTCGATGTTCCCGATACCAAGCGAGGAATTGTTCGGCGAATGATCGACGTCTATCCCACCGGTAGAACCTTACCAAAAGAGGAGTATGATATTTGTGTTGAGAACATGAGATTTGAACTAGGAGCAATTGCGTATCATTGTATTCAGGTATTCGAGTCCATGGGCAAGAACTATTATAATTCGTATAGTCCGACACAGATGATTAACAAATCAAACATCCTTCGCAATTTTATATTTGACAAGTATGACGAGTTTGTTCGAACAGATCCGATCAGCAGAGATATGGCCTATGACTGGTATCGAGACTATTTCGAGAAGTCTGGTCTTGGGTATGCTCCTAAACGAATTATATTTGGCGAACAGCTCAGAGAGTACTTTGACACATACAAAGATCGAGCTAGGATGGATGGCAAATTGATCCGTCACGTGTACAGTGGATTTAAGCGAAGCTTGTTTGCTGACGATATTGTTGAGTTTGATAGCAGCCAGTTGTTCAAGGTCAAAGAAGAACCAGAGGCTGATATTCCAGAATGGTTACAGTTCGAAGAACCAAAGAATGGCAAATGTAAGCTTGATGATATTTTGGCAGAGTACCCAGCTCAGTATGCCACGGATCAAGGCGGTCCAAAGAATAAATGGCCTAAGGTCAAGACAAAACTGCGCGATCTAGATCAGTCAAAACTGCATTACGTAAAAGTTCCAGTGAATTTGATTGTTCTGGATTTTGACATCAAAGTAGACGGAAAGAAATCTCTGGATGCTAATTTGGAGGCAGCAAGTAAATTTCCAGAGACATACGCTGAAGTTAGTCAATCTGGTTCTGCAATTCATTTGCATTACTGGTACGACGGCGATCCAACTGAACTCAGCCGAGTATATGATCTAGACGTGGAGGTAAAGGTATACACTGGTGATGCAAGTCTTAGACGACGTTTGACCAAGTGCAATGATCGAGAGATTGCTCATATTTCCAGTGGACTCCCTTTGAAAGGAGATGGAAAGAAGAAAATGCTCGATTTTAAAGTTGTTGAGAATGAGAGAATGCTTCGTTGCATGATCAAGAAGAATCTCAACAAGGAATACCATGGCTATACAAAGCCGTCTATGGATTATATTTTCAAGCTGACGGAAGATGCTTACAACGCCGGAAAGAAATACGACATCACAGACATGCGACCGGCTATCATGGAGTTTGCTGTAAATAGCACGAACAATAGTCAATACTGCTTGAAGCTGATGAATAAGATGCATTGGAAGAGTGATGAGCCAAGTGATTATATTTCTTCGCCAGAGGAAGATAAGATCGTATTCTTTGACGTTGAGGTGTTTTCGAACGTATTCATTTGCTGCTGGAAGTATCAGGGATCGTCGGAAGTTATACGTATGATTAATCCGAAGCCGATCGAGATCGAGGAGCTATGCAAGAAAAAGCTGGTCGGATTTAACAATCGGAAATACGACAATCATATTCTTTACGCATGGCTGCAAGGATATTCTAACGAACAGCTGTTCAGATTGTCCCAGCGAATAATCGCTAACTCTTTGAATTCTTCGTTCGTCGAGGCTTATAACTTAAGCTACGCTGATATTTACGATTTCAGTTCTAAAAAGCAGAATCTGAAGAAATGGGAGATCGAGTTAGGCATTCATCATATGGAAAACTCATATCCTTGGGATCAGCCTCTCCCCAAGGAGCATTGGAACGAGGTGGCAGATTATTGCTGCAACGACGTGGAGGCAACTGAGGCAACGTTCGAAGCATGCAAACAGGATTTTATTGCTCGAGAGGTTCTAGCCGATTTGAGTGGATTGAGCGTAAATCACTCTACAAGACAGCATTGTACAAAAATTATATTTGGTAACGATAAGAATCCGACACTGGTTTATACAGATTTAAGCAAGGAATTTCCTGGATACGAATTCAAGAATGGCAAGAGTTTATATTTGGGAGAGGATCCATCTGAAGGAGGTTATGTATATGCTGAACCTGGCATCTATTTCAGAGCTGGACTACTCGATATAGAATCGCTGCATCCGCATTCTATCATCGCTCTGAATCTGTTTGGCGAATACACGTGGAGATACAAAGATATTTTGGAAGCTCGTCTTGCTATCAAACACCATGATATCAAGAAAGCTCGTGGAATGCTTGGCGGTGTACTAGCCAAGTATCTGGAAAGCGAAGAACAGGCCGATAAACTGGCTAAGGCCCTGAAGATCATCATCAACTCTATCTACGGCTATACCTGTGCTAAATTTGCAAATCCGTTTAAATCTCCGGAGAATGTAGACAACATTGTAGCTAAACGTGGTGCTCTATTCATGATGACTTTGAAGAAGAAGCTTCAGGATATGGGTATTCAGGTTATCCACGTCAAGACCGATTCAATTAAGATCCCGAATATTACAACGGAGATTATCGAATTCGTAAATGACTTTGGTCATAAGTATGGTTATAACTTCGATCATGAAGCTACGTACGAGAAGATCTGTTTGGTAAACAAATCGACTTATATTGCCCGATACGACGGTGGGAAGCATGACGGAGAGTGGACTGCAACAGGCAAACAGTTCCAGGTTCCATATGTGTTTAAGACATTGTTCACCCATGAAGATGTCGTGTTTGATGATCTCTGCGAAACGTTTGAGACTAAAACAGCATTCTATCTCGATCGATCCGAGGATCGTCCTGAGGGTTACCATGATTATAAATTTGTCGGAAAGGTCGGCAGATTCTGTCCGGTTAAACCTGGAACTGGCGGTGGTTTCCTCATGCGAGATAAAGGAGAAACATACATCAAGCAGAAAGCCGCTTATGATAAGTGCGGTGGCGTGAACGAAAAGGGTAAGCCATTAAAGGTTCCTAGTAAGTATGCGCTTGCCACTGGTACCGATGGATATTTGTGGAGAGAAGCAGAACAGGTAAAATCAATGCACCTGGAGAAAGACATTGACGTTCGCTATTATGCAAAGTTGGCAGACGACGCAGTCATGGCCATATCACAATTCGGAGACTTCGATGCATTTGCAAATGCCGAAGCTCCATTCTAAAATTAAAGGAGATTATATTTTATGAACGCACTGAGCAATATTTCGATCGAAAACGCGCACATCATTTTTCGGAACTTCTCTGGCGAAGAGAGCAAGTTTAATAAGAAAGGCAGCAGAAACTTCGGTGTTGTGCTCGACGTTGATCTTGCCGCAATGATGAAGAAAGACGGCTGGAACGTAAAAGAGCTGCCGCCGAGAGAAGACGGCGACATTCCGACATACTGGTTACCGGTAAGTGTCGCATTCGGGCACATTCCTCCGAAGATCATGCTGGTAACGTCAAATAACATGGCTCCGCTCGATGAAACAACAGTCAATCAGCTGGACTATGCCGAAATTGCCAGCGTCGATATGATTGTCCGTCCGTATTGCTGGGAAGTAAACGGGAATAGCGGAGTCAAGGCATACCTCAAGACCATGTACGTTACGATTGTCGAAGACGAATTCGCAAGCAAGTATCAGAGAAATATGGGCAGCGAGGAAGTTCCGTTCTAATGGAATTATATTCTCATCAGGAGAAAGCCTTGAAAAAGATGCATAATGGATGCATCCTGGTTGGAGGAGTGGGTAGCGGAAAATCTATCACTTCGTTAGCGTACTATTTCAACAAAGTTTGCGGTGGTAAAGATAAACGAATGGATCCCAAGAAAAAACGGGATCTGTATATTATCACCACAGCTCGGAAAAGAGATAGTCACGAATGGGAAGGTGATATGGCACATTTTCTTCTATCCCCCGATCCAACTGCTTCTCCTCACGGCGTAAAGGTCGTGGTTGATTCTTGGAACAACATTGGCAAGTATGAGAACGTGGAGAATGCGTTCTTTATATTTGATGAACAGAGAGTGGTTGGTTATGGTGCCTGGTCTAAGTCGTTTATAAAGATTTCCAAGGCTAACCTATGGATCTTACTAAGCGCAACTCCGGGTGATACATGGTCTGATTATATTCCAGTGTTCATTGCTAACGGGTTCTATAAAAACAAAACACAGTTCACTCGCGAGCACATTATATTTGCACGCTTTGCTAAATATCCTAAGATCGATCGATATATCAACACTGATAAGTTATCAAGATTACGATCGTCGATTCTGGTTCCTATGAAGTTTGAGCGTGAGACGATTCCGCATAAAACATTCATAACAGCTGGCAGAAACGAAGCAATGTATCAAGATTGTGTCCGAGGAATATGGGATCCATTCAAGAACGAACCGTGCGTCAATGCGGCATCCGCTTGTTATGTATTGCGGAAAATTGTGAACACTGATCCGACTAGACGTACTATTATCCGTAAGATAATGGCTGAGCATAAACGAGTAATTATATTTTACAACTTCACGTACGAGCTCGAAATCTTGCGAGAGATTATGAACGAAGCCCAGATCCAGTATGGGGAATGGAACGGAGAGAAACATCAGCCAGTTCCAGTGAGTGATCGATGGGCGTATCTGGTTCAGTATACAGCCGGTGCTGAAGGATGGAATTGTATTGACACCGACACGATTATATTCTACAGTCTAAACTATTCATACAAAATCATGACTCAAGCGGCTGGAAGAATCGATCGTTTGAATACTCCATTCAAGGATTTGTTCTATTACTACCTAGCGGCTCCTGGAATTGACCAGAACATTCGCCGGGCTTTGAATAACAAAAAGAAGTTCAACGAAGAGGATTTCTTCAACGAAGAGTTTGTCCCGTTTTAAAGCGAGGTGATTATATTTTGGCTCGCTACAGATTAGGCGGACGTGGCAGACGTCCAAGACACGAGATGGTTCGAATCATAGAACTAGATGAAATCTTTCCGTCATATCACGAGGCCGCCGATCGTATCAATGGCAATCGAGGATGTGTTTATCTTTGCTTGCAAGGAATGAGAGCATCCCATAAAGGTTACACATTCGAGTACGTGAAAGATCTTTACCCGATCTTTGATTGACAAAAGCAAGGGAGTTCGCGATATTTACACGGGCTCTTTTGTTTTGCCATGAAATGCAACAGAAATAGGCAGTATTTTGTTTCGCGCTTTTTACAACCCCTATAATGGAGAGGATAGGGAGAATATGCCATCTCTATTATCTTTAGCAAAGGAGGTGAAATGTAATGGTCGAGTCTAAATTCCAATCGAACCTGATTAAAGAGCTAAAGGAAAGATTTAAAGGATGCGAAGTAATCAAGAACGATGCGAATTATATTCAGGGCGTTCCAGATCTGATTGTTCTGTATGGTCCACATTGGGCTATGCTAGAATGCAAAAAAACAGAAACAGCCAAACATCGTCCGAATCAAGACTATTATATTTCAAAGTACAGCGACATGTCATATGCCGCTTTTATTTTCCCAGAGAATAAGGAGGTAATTCTCAATGAAATGGAACAGGCATTCAAAACTTGAGGGATCTCATGCGTACCTTGGGGCGTCACAGCATAGCTGGCTAAATTATTCCGAAGATCAACTGATCGCTCGGTATCATAATTCTATGGCCAAGCTGATCGGAACGAGAAAACACAATTTGGCTAAAGAGCTAATTGAGCTAGGCGTTCCGCTTAAGAACACGCATACAACACTAAACATGTATGTCAATGACGCTCTCAAGTATCGTATGAGCCCAGAAACTGTATTATATTATTCAGATAACTGTTTCGGCACGGCCGATGCAATATGTTACAATGAAAAGACCAGGTTCTTAAGGATCCACGATTTGAAGACCGGTGCTATACCGGCTCACATGGAACAGCTTGAGATTTACATGGCCTTATTCTGCTTGGAATACGACAAAAATCCAAAAGACGTTCAAGCCGAATTGCGTATTTATCAGAACGATGATATTCTTGTACATGAGCCGATTCCCGAGCAAATTATGGATATAGAGAATAAAATCATCAAGTTCGACTCGGTTCTTGAACAATTAAAAATGAATCCTTAAGGAGGGGTGACACGTGACAGACGAAGAGATCATGCACCAGTGTGCGATCTATGACAATTATATTTCCACGCTCGACGACGATCCGGATGTTATCGAGCATTATGGAACTCCTAGGCACTCGGGTCGATATCCTTGGGGATCTGGCGACAACCCTTTTCAGCGAAGTAGAGACTTTATGTCGAATGTTACTGAAATGAAAGAAAAGGGTATGACTGATCGTGAGATCTGGGAGTCGATGGGATTATCATCAACACAATTCAGAGCAAAGAAATCATTGGCTGCTAACGAAATCAAAAAGTTCAACGTGATGTACGCGCAGAAGCTGAAAGATAAGGGCATGTCCAATGTCGCAATTGCTAAAAGAATGGAGACTAACGAGTCTACTGTTCGCGGATGGCTTAAAGATTCAGGAAAGATCCGTAAAGATGAGCTTGGGACAACCATGGATATGCTTGAGGACCAGATCAAAAACAAAGGAATGATCGACGTCGGAGTGGGTGTTGAAAAACATCTTGGCATTTCTAAAGTCCGTTTGGACACAGCTGTTGCGGCGTTGGAGGAAAAAGGTTATACGCGTCATAAGATTCAGGTTGCTAATGTATCAGGCAATGGAACTCAGAAGACAACTGTAACTGTTCTTGCTCCGCCTGATACAGAATGGAAATACGTCATCCAGAATAAAGACAAGATTCACAACATTGATGACGTAGCATCCACTGACGGCGGTTCTACGTATACGAAACTTCGTGCACCGGAACAGATCTCTGGAAAACGTGTTTATATTCGTTATGCAGAAGATGGCGGCGTAGACAAAGATGGCACGTTGGAGCTTAGACGGGGTGTAAAAGACCTTGACTTGGGCTCGTCATCGTATGCACAGGTTCGTGTAGCCGTTGATGGAAAATACTATATGAAGGGTATGGCATTCTATAGCGATTCAGTTCCAGAAGGATATGATATTGTCTACAATACAAACAAAAAGAGAGGAACGCCTGATGAAAAAGTGTATAAACCGCAATCTGACGATCCGATCAACCCTTTCGGTGTATCTATCAAACCCGGCGGACAGCGCGGTGCTTTGAACATTATGAACGAAGAGGGAGACTGGAACAAATGGTCTCGTTCTTTGGCCTCTCAGATGTTGGCAAAACAGCCCGTTGACTTGGCTAAGAAACAATTAAAGCTTACCAAGGACATCAAAGATAGTCAGTTCCAGGAGATTATGGAGCTCACTAATCCAATCGTTAAAAAACACGAGCTAAAACAGTTTGCTGATGCCTGTGACAAAGATGCTGTCGATCTTAAAGCCGCTGCAATGCCGAGGCAGGGTACTAAAGTTTTATTGCCATTTCCGTCAATGAAAGAGAATCAGATCTACGCTCCTACACTAGAAAACGGTGAAGAGGTCGTGCTGATTCGTTATCCGCATGGTGGTAAGTTTGAAATCCCCAGGTTAATTGTTAATAATAAAAATACCGAGGCTAAGAAGGTAATGGGAAATGCTATCGATGCTGTTGGTATTCACCCAAAAGTTGCCGAACAGTTGTCTGGCGCCGACTTCGACGGCGACACAGTCGTATGTATCCCAACCAAGGGACATAACATTAAGACTAAGAAGCCCCTTGAGGATTTGAAAAATTTCGATCCAAAATTAGAATACCCTGGGACCACAGAGAAATCTGCATGGAAGAAGGGTTCTCGTCGTGAACATATCGAAATGGGCATGGCTTCGAATCTAATTACAGACATGACATTGAAAGGAGCAACTGACGAAGAAATTGCTCGGGCGGTTCGTCATTCTATGGTCATTATCGATACCGGTAAGCATAATCTGGATTATAAACGCTCATATGAAGAGAACGGCATAGCTGCCCTTAAGAAAAAATACATGGGGCACACTGATCCTGAAACCGGGCGATACTCAACCTCGGTATCTACGCTTCTTTCAAGAGCAAGTGGTCAGACACGAGTTGAGAAAAGAGATCCTACTGGCCGTTATGAAATTGATCCTGATACTGGCGAAAAAGTTTATGCGAAAGGCCGGTTAAAGTATAACAAGGAAACAGGAAAATCTGAATACACTCTTTGGAGTGAACCCTATGTCTCAAGAAAGACTGGCAAAATCGTGACCCCAACTACAACATCGACCCAGATGTTTGAAGCTAAAGACGCCCGGTCTTTAATGAGCGGGGGGTTTGGAAAAGGTCTTCCAATGGAAGAGGTCTATGCCGATTATGCGAATCACATGAAAGCACTTGGGAACCGTGCTCGTAAAGAATACATTTCTGTAAAAGAACCCACCCTAAATAAAGAGGCCCGTTCTAAATATTCTGAAGAAGTGGAGTCTTTAAAAAAACAGCTTGACACAGCCAAAAAGAACGCCCCTCTTGAGAGACAAGCTCAATTAATTGCTTCTTCTATGGTTGAGTCTGCCAAACTGGCTAATCCGGACATGACAGATTCAGAAATTAAGAAATTAAAAGGCCTTAAAATTAAAGAGGCTCGTGAAGCAGTAGGCGCGTCTAAGTATCGTGTTAAGATAACAGATAAAGAATGGGAAGCCATTCAAGCTGGTGCTGTATCTAAGACTACACTCGAAGAGATTCTACAGAACGCAGATGAAGACAGAGTCAAGGAGCTAGCCATGCCTAAGGCTAAAGCTGGAATGACTCCAAGTAAGATTAGCCTAGCCAACACACTGCTATCCAATGGCTTCACATTAGCTGAAGTAGCTGATAGAGTAGGCGTGTCGGTATCTACGCTGACCAATAATAGCAGTGTAAAGGTGAAGGCAGGTGACAAAGCATGAGAGAAAGTATGATCACAACGGTTGACAATCCATTCAACCCGTTCGAACAGCCAGATGAATGGTATACATGGGATGTATCGCATGGCTATTACTCGCGTGAGCTGCTAGCACGCATTGCACGTGTATCAGATGACATGAGCGACAGCGACATTGAGCTCATCACGAGCCAAGCGATCGATGACATCATTCGACTTGATCTCACTAATCGTTATAGAAAGGTTTCAAGAGAATATTCTGAAGCTTGACCACCCCGGGGAGGGGTCGAAAAAACTACACCCCCTCCCATGTA